CCGATACAGATTCCGGATGACTCAAAGGTGCGTACTCTTTTAAATTGGAGTCCGAGTATTTCAATTGAACAAACATTACAAGACCTGTTAAACTATTGGTTAAAGGAGTTAGAAGAAAATGGGAATTAAAGACGTTGATGGTCACAAACTTATGTATTATCCAGAAGAGGTAGCCAAATGGGCTTCCACTGGCGCTGGAACACCACTACATGTAGAAGTTGGTCCAACAAATCGATGTAATCACTACTGCAGCTTTTGCAGTGTTGATTGGATTACACACGGTAAAGTATTGATCGATACAGATGTATTGGTACGAGCCATCCACTCTATGGCTGATATTGGTGTAAAATCGATTTATTTTGCCGGCGAAGGAGAACCATTGTTACATAAAAGCATGGAAGATTTTGTACAAGCTGCACACGGCCGCGGCCTAAAGTGTTCTATGTCTACTAACGGCGCCCTTTTAACTGCTAAGCGCCTCCCGGGCCTCTGGCCATATTTTGCTTGGGTTAGATTTAGTATCGATGCGGCAACGTATGATACTCACAACTCAATTCACAAAAATAAAGATTTTGATAGAATTATTAAGCACATGCGAAAAGCAGTTGAATATAAAAAAGAGCACGGTTTAGAAGTTGAAATAGGTGCACAATTTATTGTCATGGAAGAGAACTTACACGAAATGGAAGATTTTGCCGATCTTATGAAAGACATTGGTGTTGATAATATTCAGTTCAAACCACACCATAATCACCCAAAGAGTGCTTCTAATCCGACGCTTTATAACTTGACTGATGAAGACTTACGCCAAAGACTGTTGGCCCGCAGTACTGAGGATTTTACGGTTATGGTCCGCAGCAAAAACATGCAAGAGCTACCAGAGATTGAAGGCCAAGAACACAACTATTGTTATAAAAAATGTTATGCATATAACTTCTTAACTTTGATTGATGCGAAAGGAGGCTGCTATGGTTGCAATATTTTCTATGATAAACCAGATTACAGTTTTGGTAATATATATGAACAGTCATTTGAAGAAATACACACCAGCGGCCAGGTTCAAAAGGTGATTGACAAAGTAGCCGCACTCGAACATAGTCCTTGTGGAAATTATAAATGCCGCCCACATGTCCTAAACGAGTTCTTAGATAGAATCAAAAATCGACACAAGAACGATGAGTTTATCTAAGATTAAAATATTGTTCGTCGGAGTCTTTGATAAAAACTTTCAGTCTACCAATACATCACAATTACTGGCCTTAAACGAACTTGGTGTTAAAGTTATAGGATATAATTATCGTGATAAAGCGGCCAAAATTGGAGCAGAAGCAAGAGATCAAAATCTCCTCGACACAGTTATTGATAAAAATATTGATTTTGTAATTTTTAGTAAGTGCAATCAAGTTTCATTTAAAACATTTCATGAAATTTCTATGTTGACAAAAACTTGTCTTTGGTTTATGGATCCACTTGTTTCCTACAATCAAGAAATGCAAATAAAAACCAGCTTGGTTGATTTTTTTTGTTGTGACAAAAAAGATGTTTTCGAAGCTGCATCGTGGATTAATCATAATTCATATCATGTTTTTGAAGGTTTTGATTCAACTAACGATAAGCCTCACGATACCAATAAACAATATGATGTAAGTTTTATTGGGAACATATATGGCGACCGACATGAGAAACTTTCCAAAATTGAAACCAAGGTTGATATCATTTCAAACGCTTATGGAACCCAACATGCATTGGCTGTTGGCAAGAGTAGAGTTAACTTAAACTTTTGCACTTCAAACGGCGCTTCTGACAGAGTGTATAAAATTTTAGCAGCAAAAGGTTTTTTACTTACGGACGATTGGGAAGGGCGAAAAGAAATATTTAAAAATAATCATGATTTAGTAATATTTAATGGCATTGAAGATTTAAATGAGAAGATAATATTCTATTTGAACAACCCTCAACAAGCCGAATCGATCGCTGAGCAAGGCCACAAGACTGTACAAGAGTATACTAGGAATAACTGGGCCAAGAGAATAGTAGAGATTTATGAACAACTTAAATAATACATTAATAGCCGGCCCATGGATCGGAGAATTTGGATGGGAAATGTTTGCATGGCAAGGATATATGCGCGCACTCTCAAGACACTTTCGCCGGACAATCATAATTTGCCGAAGTGGTTCAAAAGACATCTATAAAGATTTTGCAGATGAATATGTGTTTTGCGATAAACACACTGGTATGGTAGACTCTTTTTATATGCACGGTTTTGATATAAATACTGAATTGAGAAGCCTTATAATGGAGAATGAACTTCACCTTAATGAAAATATTACAGTCTGTCCTCCTCGTCGAATTGGTCTTCCTCCATCTACACACTACACAGAAAGCGCCACCTTTGGTAATATTAGTATAATACCTGAATATATAATATTTAATGGCAACACAAGCACTTCATATGATTATGTGTTTCATGCGAGAAATAGAGATTTAAGAAGCGAAGACAATTGGAGTGTTAATAAGTGGCAAAAACTGCTTAAGTTACTGGGCGGAAAAGTGGCAAGTATTGGGAGTAAAACTGAATCGTTGTTAATAGAAGGTACCGACGATCTTCGTGGGGTCGATCTACAAACAACTTTTGGTGTTATAGGAGAATCTAAATGCGTCTTTGGTCCATCATCTGGTCCAATGCATATGTCTAGTCTCTGTAATACTCCCCATGTGGTCTGGTCAAGGCCAGAGAACCGCGTTAGATATGAAGAAAACTGGAACCCCCATAAGACCCCTGTGTTATTTTTAGATGAGCATAGCTGGCACCCCGATGCAGAATATGTATATCAAAAATATACGACTTGGAAAGAGCAAATATGAGCACTATTGGAATAATCGGAAATGGATTTGTAGGTTCTGCAGTCGCGCACGGATTCTCTCTTTGGCATGATATAAAAATATATGATACTAATCCAAAGTTAGCTAGCCATACGCTTCAAGAAGTGATACAAACTAGTGATTTTATTTTTGTTTGTGTTCCAACACCAATGGATGTTTCTAATGGTCATACCATCGATTTATCGATCTTAGACTCTGTTATGGAATCCATAGATAAACATAATGACAATTTCACGGCAAATAAGCCAACAATAATTATCAAGTCCACAGCCATTCCCGGAACCACTATAAAATACGAAACAAAATACCCCAAGGCTAGAATTGTGTTTAATCCAGAGTTTCTGTCAGAACGCACTGCTAAGTTAGATTTTAACAATCCCTCTAGGATTATTTTAGGTGGCTCTCCATCTTCACGACAACATGCCGAAAAGCTATATAGAGAACGCTTTCCTCATGTTAATATAATACAGACTGATTCAGAGACAGCAGAGTTTGCAAAATACGCTTGCAATTGTTTCTATGCAGTTAAGATATCAATTTTAAATGAATTTTATCAAGTAGCACAAAAACAAAATCTAGACTGGGATGCAGTCATGGGAGGCTTATTGTCTTCTGGGTGGATTAATCCAATGCACACACTTGTTCCGGGCACCGATGGCAATCATGGCTTCGGAGGAAAGTGCTTTCCTAAAGACATTAATGCTTTCATAAACTATTTTGAAGATTGTGATGTAGAACCTTTGGTAATGAAGGCATCGTGGCAAAAGAATTTACAAGTAAGAACAAAACAAGATTGGCTCCATATCGATGGCGCCATCTCAAATAAACAACAAAAAGGAGATTAATAAAATGAGTAAAAATACATTTTTCAACGACAACGGGACGACAGAAGATACTTTTAAACTATCTAATCAGGCTTTAGGGGCTGTCATGATGGCATTGCAAGAATCTTTATTAAATGAGCTTGATATAGTACCCATATTAAAGGGATTTAATTTAGTACCAACACCAGATGGACTAGTGGTGCAAAATCCACCCACAGTTCGTGTTTCCAGTGAAGAAAAGATCACGGAAGATGACTTGGCCAACATGGTTAAGTAAATGCCAAGGTATGTTTATCGATGTACTGAGTGTGAAAAAACATACTCAGTTATGCACGCAATCAGTGATATTGTTACAGATTGCACACTATGCTCTACAAGTGGTACAATGATAAGACAGTTAACCAGTGCAACTTATGTTACTACAAAAAAGAAAGATGAGAACAAAGTTGGCGAGTTAACGAAAGAATATATCGAAGGAAATAAAGAAATCTTAGAACAAGAAAAAGAAAAAGCGAGGAAAACGACGTATGAGCCGACTTGAAATTATATTATCGAGTGTTTTGACCATATCTATAATTTTTAATATAGGGGTTTTTGCATACGCACGCCAAGCGATACTGCGCCTTCTATGGGTGTCAGAGGAGTTGGGTGATTTAAAAGCCATGGTCGCATCGTTTTCTAACCACATTCAATCGGTATACAATACAGAAATGTTTTATGGAGACGCCACACTAAGCGCCTTAGTTGATCACGCAAGATCGTTTGATGAACAACTTGAAACATTTGAATTTATTTACATTTTAACTGAAACTGAAGAAGAAAGAGAGGAATTTGAAACGGATGACGATTCAGAAGAAACAACCAGTCAAGAGACGACGTAGAAAAAGAACCAAAAATCATTATTTTACGCAAGAACACGAAGACGCAATAATAAGGTATAGTAATACAACTTGCACCCGCGAGAGAACAGAATTATATGTAAAGTGGATCCAGCCGGCATTCAACCAGATGGTTGACAAGATCGTATTTACATATAAGTTTACTAGCCTTCCTAACTGTGATTATCTCCGCGATGAGTGCAAAATATGGCTAATGACAATATTGGATAAATATGATCCAAATAAAGGATCTAAAGCATTTTCATACTTTTCTGTCATTACAAAAAACTGGTTCATACATAAAGTTAAGCGCCAGCAGAAGAGAAATAAAAGAGAGATAGATTTTGATAATATCTCTAAATCGTATGAGGAGGAATTTCTATCTACTAGCGAATCCTACCTCACGATAAGAGAAGAGGATGAATTTTGGAAATCATTTTATTCTGAGATCAAGTCTTGGGACGAGAACCAGATGAAAGAAAATGATTTGAAAGTTTACAAAGCAATTATAGTATTGTTCGAATCGAAAGAAGATATAGAAATTTTTAATAAAAAAGCTATTTATTTATACCTACGTGAAATAACCGGTCTTAATACAAAGCAAATTGTAAATTCGTTGAAGAAGTTTCGTAAGAAATATTACTCGTTTAAGCATGACTGGGAAGGTGGACAATTGTGAGCAAGAAAGATTTGGATAACTTAATAGGAGAGGCTCTTGGCAATATTCGAGATGATCGAAAAATGGCCCGAGAGTTTCTTAATGAGATAGCAAATCAAATTGCCCTCGATGCCGAGCAAAATAAATACCTTAGTCCAGTAGCAGCCAAACACATAGAAACAATGCAGAGATCCAACGAACAATTAGTAAAAATCATAGGACTTAAACAAAAATCTTCTGTTGGAACCATAGAGTTAAGTGAACAAGAGAAAGATGAGTTGTTTGATATAATACAAGGAGCAGAAAGTTAAATGTCTACTCGCAATAATACAACTTCTATAGACCCCGGAGAGTTCAGTGACCGCATAGGTTCCAGAGAACTGACAGGTAACTCTAATAGGCGATCCATGGAGCAGGACAAGTGGGCCGGCCAAACAAAGTTTGTGGTTATAGTCTTAAGTCGACCATTGCCTGTGCGCTCATCAAAAGTGAACGCGTTTATGAACCATGGCCGCTCTGGACCTACAAACCAGAATGATTTTGGCCAGTTTTATTTTTATGGCAGAATTCATGCATGCCCGGGCGTCCCGGGAAACACAACTCCCCACTCTTTGTGGGGAAACCCTTGTGCCATGTCCGCCACTTCGGATCCTATGTCAGCTGCTATATTGACAAAGAAACACACCAAGTTCATCTCGGGTGACAACTTTGTAGGAACGGTACCAGCCATCGGTGATATAGTTGATGTTGAGCTTTCTGCCGGCTGGGCCAAAGTTAATTTGCAATATGCGAAATTTGATAGAATAGCTATGTCTTCGGCCGGCGAATATAACGAAGCAATACTACAAGCCGAATGTGGAAGTCTCAAAGCACTTTTTGATCGCTTTGATGGCTCTCGTGTTGGTGATGCATCTATGGCAAACTTCAATTCAGGCCTCTTTGGTGCGGCCGGTAGTGCCAAGATGGAATCTGACATACGAGCATTAAAAGCTCTCGCAACAGCTACAGCAGCAACAGGCATGCAAGTAACCTCGCGGATGTCATCAGCCGCCCGAGGCCTCATCGAAACCTATGTGAATTCTGAAAACAACCGATGGAACGGCCTCCCCCCCTTTTCTACTCCGCTGGTGGAGAATAACGCCGTCAACCTAGACTCCGACGAATATAATATACTCTATTGGTATTGGAGGGCCACTCGGCCTGAGAGAGATGACAGTTGGGTCCAAAATAATGTTCTTAGTGGGGAACCTATAGCCCACTGGTCAGCAGTATATATTAGCTATATTTTCTATCGAGCACTCCACCCCAACGGCTGGGATACGACCCAAATAGACAACGGTGACGGTACCTTTGACGAAGCAGGCCCTCTTACAAATAACCCGGAGTTTGCCTCAAGTTCCGCACACCAATTCTACATGGAACATCCCAACTGGGAAGTTTATGAAGCACAGCCGGCAAACCTCGTTGGTTTAGGTCATATTAAAGCAGAAATCGGCGATATTCTGCTAACTGTGTACAATGGCGCGAACCGGCCTACGATCATAAATTGTCATGGCGATGTGGTCTATAGGATTGATCTTGCTAATAGAACAGCATATCTATCGGGAGGCAATCTCAGCGAGTCGGTGTCAATATCTCGTACGGCGGCCCTTGACGCCGACGGCAACTATCTCCGAACTCCAGCCGGCATGTCCCAGCCGGGTATGCGCGGCCCATATTATACTATAATGAAGTATCTACCCAGTGAAAGTGCGTATACACCGCCCTCACCATCGACAACTTGAATAGTTACCCTTTAAACAAATATTATTATATCTTACTTTACTTAATAACATGGAATAAACATGACAACAACACCAATCAGCAATAATAACTATCTATCGACTCTAAGAGAAAATTTAATATTAAGCCCAGAGCAAGCACAGGCTGAAGGGCGCGCCGTTAACAATGTTGCAGATCATTCCGGTCTGTATAATTCGGTGGTCCAACAACCCCGGAGAAACTTCGTCGCTGCCGGCAATAATATGTTGTTCACTGATTCGAATAAAAATTGTGGAATTGTTATTGGCGCCGACCGGCCGTCAGGAGTGGAATCTGGGTATGGTGGAAAAGGCGCCACAGCAGCAAATACTATTGATTTGGTGGTTGGAAGAATGTCCTCCAATCCAAAACTGGATGATGGCGCATGGGTTAACAATTCTTTTAGCGGCGATGCTGCAAGAATTTATATTAGTCAACTGACTGATATTGATACAAACTTTGGTTGTGAGCCTGGCCAGGCCGGCACTATTAAAGGCCGCGCCGGTATTGGTATAAAAGCGGATGTAGTCAGAGTAATTGGTCGCGAAGGAGTTAAAATAGTTTCAGGTCGCTCATATGCATTTAAGGGCCACGGCTCTAACGGAGAAACAAACTCTAGAGGTGGTAAAATATCTCAGCCCGCACCCCCAATAGAATTGATAGCGGGGAACACTAAAAGTGAGGCCGGCTTTCTTGGCATCGGTCCAGAAATTAGGGTTTTGCAGGGTGTAGCAAAAGGCGAAAACGTCAGAGACGCACTCAGAGACTTATCTAATATAGTAGACGGCCTTTGGTCGGCGGTTTTTAACATGGCCTTATACAACGTTTACTTATTTGCTACTCTCGGAATTAACTGGTCATGCCCTTGGTATGCAACAATGACCGCTTTCACCAATACAAGATATCTAACTGAGGTATTAAGTCCGTTGTGGCACATGAGAGCCAATAAATCATTTTTCAATGTTAACTATACTATGCCTTTTGGCGACAAATATGTCTGCAGCGGCAATGTATTCGCTACATGATTTTAAGGGAGAGAAACCGTGGCAGATGACACAGTATATAATAAGTCTAATTTTATAAATTTTCAAGACAAAAACGGAGATGGATTAAACGACAAATGTGACGATCTAATTTCTGTCGCAGATGGTCCAAAATGTCCCCCGTGCCAGCCTAATCCGAATTTTGTGGCGCCAAATTGGAGAGAACAAACTGAGACCCAATCTTGGCTAAATGAAAAGTTTTGTAAGGTACAGGCTGTAATACCAACCAGCATTACAAGTCTACTTAGCCCAGAATATTATAATCCAGATGATTATGTTGAGACTGTGTTTGAGGAACATAAGGCCGCAGCAATCGAAGAAATGTTAACTAACTTTGATAGGGCATACAACGAATCCAATATAGAAACTGTATCAGAATCATTAGAATTTCAGAAATACCACCTTGAAGCTCGCACCGGATCTTACTTAAAACTTTTATACTCGATTCCGTTTGAAGATCTTGCTTCTTTGCCGGCCGCCGATGAAGACGACGACGATGATGAGGAAGAAGAAAACACCGGCCCAATAACGGTAACAATGGAAGCCGACTTCATACAAACAAAGATGATAAAATTCAGAAAAGCAATGAATTTGTATTCTAGATTATATCGAGTGTTGGCATTTGTTAATAAAGGTCATTTGGTGTGGCAATCCGGCCCTAAAGAGGGTACAAAATGGACAACCACCGAGTTTGATAGGTATGGTGACGCCGGCCTATGGCCAAATTCTATTATGGCTGATGTGGTTAAAGATTTAGATGGTTTCCTCAATGACCATGATTTAAACATTTTTGGAGTTGGTTCTCTTTCAATCGGAAGAGATCGTGTTACAAAACTAGAATTTACTTGGAATGAGGATTATAAACTTACAAAACTTCGTGCATGGACTGTTGGCTGTGGAGAAAAGCCAAAACGGTTCGGAAAAAGAAAACTTAAGGCATTGAACAGAAGAGAATCATACAAAGATCCAGTAGCCCAAGCCTACTTTTCGCAACTTGACAAGATTGACTCGCGACTCAGCGCGCGAGAAGCTGTAGAGTGGACTGATTTCGTAAAAGAATTCACAGTACCAAAGGTCCTAGATACCTTTAACTGGCCCGGTAATTTTGGGGATACACCCGAAACGGCAATGAGTTGTGTTGGAGACGCCTTAGCAGAGCAGACAAAACAGCTTGGTGACGATATCATGGATGATATCCTCGGCATCGGTGATGCCATTGCCTTCCAGTTCAATAAGCAGATTTGCAAAAAGTCATTAGGCGAAGAGCTTGAGAACCAAGGCAAGCTTGGAATTTTAATGGATCCTAATACTGGTGAACCAACAAATCTATTCGCCATGGCCACCGACCAAGCCTTTAAGGAGTTAGAGGACAACGATGCTGTATTTATGAGCCTGTGTGCTAGGATTTTAACTGGCTTTAGTGGTGGTCTTTCCTTCGGCTGTGCCTCCGCAGGTGGCGGAGGAGGAGGCGCCGCACAAAGTTTCTTAGATACGTTATATGCCGAAGGGCTGGTAAGAATTAAACTTTGTGGCTTAATGGATCTTCTGATGGATACGGTTGGTTGTTTGTTAGGCGGCTTATCATTAGAAGAGGCCCTATCAAGAATTATTAAGTCTGCCCTAACATCAATGTCGATTGATAATCTCGGAGACTTCTTTATTGGATTACCACCAGAGAAGCAAGCCGAACTTGAAGCCTTAGTAATGAAAAAACTTGAAAGCGGCGATATTTTTAAAGATGCATCCGGATCCGCACAGGATGGCGGCGCCGCGGTGGCCTCTGATACAGTCTCAGGTAAATTAAAGTGGACAAAACCATGGGATCAAGCAACAAAAGCTGAATCGGATACCGACACAACACAGGCTTCAGTCCGTAATCATGCGACTTCACAACAGGGTTCTCAAGTTACACGCCGCACTTTAGCCCAACAATTTGATGTTTCTCAAAATGATGCTCAACAATTAAGTCCAAATGTTGTTTTAGAGGCTTATATTCTAGCATTAATCGATGTTTATAAAGATGACTTGTTATCAGTTGTCGACATGCTTAACAAATACCCCGGCGCCCAGATGATCGCCAAGTTATTGGCCATGGCAGACTGCCCTAGGCCTCCCATCTTTGATCCTAGTTTTACTGATTTCATTAAGGATATTGATCTACCATGGTGTCGTAACACCAAGGGGATAACACTACCGATGCTATCAAACCCATTTGGGTGGATCCCAACCCTTAAAGATTTGACCAAGCTGCTTTGGTTAGCTCTAATGTGTGCAATTCAAAAAGCTATCATATCGATTATTATGCGCATATTAGTTAAAATATGCGAATTGTTAGGTAGTGCATTATGTAAGGCCCTTGAGGCGGTAGGATCAGTTGCAGCATCGTTGCCTTCTATTATAGCTGGTCGGTCTACATTTGCTGACGCAATTAAAGAGGCCATCTGCGGAGAGGGTGCTGATAAAGAACAAGTTGAAGATACTATAGCTGAAATGTTTGAGAAGCTTGGTGTCGGCGGCGCAGCCTTGGCGGATAAAGATGCGGTTATAGCACTTACAGAAGATATGTCAAGTTTTGCAACAAGGTCTGAGATGATGAACGCATTCAACGGTGACATGTCACCACAATTCGCCGGAGGAGTATATCAGATTATTCAAAATGAATATCCACAGTTTGCCGATGCTTTCCCGACAAAAGCATCAATTGGCGATTTCATGGGCAATGTAGGTAAACTTATGCCAGAAGATGTGAAAAAGGCTATGAAAGACTTTGTAAATGAACTCCCAGAGGACGATGATTATCCGGCAAACCCCTCTCTATGTGCTACCCCAGAACAGCTTGAGGATTTCAGAGATCTCAGGTGTACAATATTAGAAGGTCGTGCCTCTCCAGAACAGTGCCGACAAATGTTTGATGATATTCAAGATGAATTAGGAGACGACTTAGAAGCTTTAACCAAATTTATGAACGATCCAATGGATCCACAGGACATATTACCACCTTTAATATCAGAACCCGGGTGTGATGACGGTCTATTACCCTTTGAGTCTGATGAACAAAAAGCTGCCGCAGCCGTGGCTTTAGGAGCCGGCCTGGAATCTTTACGTAAAGATTATACTGAGGACATGCTTGGTAATGGAGGATTCCTCGGCTTCGGCTCTTGGGGCTTCGTTAATTTAATCTTGGCAGACACGATGGGCAGCCCATTAACTACACACTATAGAAAAGCTTTTAATCGAGCTAAATACGTAGATTTTATTAGTGAGGGGGATCCCGGCGAAGATGACAACAAGTGGTGGCAGATCCCAGATCCGGCCCCGGTTTTTAGACAAAGAGGTAACTATCCAACCAAGATTGCACCGTGGCTGCAGACGCAGCTAAAAGATATGAATATTGATTTCTCGTCGGTTAATACTATAAAAGATAAAGTGTCTTACAAGAAAACTATGGAAGAAATAGCATCCCAGAAAAGAGGTGTTGATATGATATCAATTCCGGATCTGGGATATGGTACTGAGTTTACTGCAACCACAAAGAATGGTGAGCCAGCAGTTAAGATAGTAAAAATAGCTCGTAAAAAAGATTATGATGTACAACTTAATTTTAAAGATAACAACAAAGGAAGAAGAGAACACGATGACACGCCATGGCTTTATGGTTTTAGACTGAATGTCTATTTGGCAGAGTTGGAAAAGAACCCTGAAGATGTTACGTCCCATCTCGGTAGTTATTTTGAACCTTTGGATACCACCAGAATCAAAATAACAGAACTCTATAATCCATCCGCAGGCTCTAAAGCAGATCTTAAGAATATGATGACGAACGATGAGTGGAAGGACTATAAAAAGAATAAAAAGGGTAAAGAAGAGACCGTAACGGATCGCTTATTTGAGTTTGTGGCCATTGATAACACATTCGATGGCGTTGATACTGAACAATATCCAAACTTTTCTGATTGTTTCGAGAGCAAAAAAACTTACATACCTCAAATTGTCCTGTTCAGGGAATTATTACAACAAAATAACAATGGAGACGCTCCATCAGAAACCCGATTAAGAAATTTTTATGACACATTTATGGGAGAGATGTTTGAAAAATTTGCAGCCGAAATTGCAGCAAATGATGCTGCCTTTAATTATGGCGCTAAATATGACGATCTCTCCATAGAGGATGCTGAATATGTGGTCAAACGCGGCCAAACAGATTCTCCCGCCGGCACATTATATGAAGATGCCAAGATCGACGGCGATAAATTAACAAATGACGATATGATTTTAGGTGTCAGCAGAAATCAATTTGAGGCCGGCGATGACGATGCTAGGATATTTTATTTAGATCCAACAACCTACGGTGGTAGTTATAAAAATCCAGCGGTTTATATAAAGCCACTCAAAAATGATGGCTGGCTTGGGTTTGTTGATGTTTTATTTCCAGATTATAGCCCGTGTAAACCAAGAAGTACGGATTTGATTGATTTTGGAGCGATACAGGGAGAAGTATCTTCGACGTATAACAGTATTCCCGAAGATCAAAGACTCAAATCAGATCCAGATTGTGTAGTCGAAGCCCCATATAACCGTATTTTAGAGCGCCCGGGCAAAGCTAATATACAAGGCCTAATAAAAGCAGCTTGTAGAATTTATGGTACTGTGCATATAATGAAGTCTATGGCTACGTTTACAACGTTTAAGCCAGATTTCTATAATGTTTATAGCGCAATTTACGCCCAATACATTGTTGAGGTTATGGAAAAATCGTTTAGAGATTCTCAAAAAGCATTTTGGGAGTTTTTCAACCCCTTTAAAGATGATGAATTTTGGTTTGCGTTTTTAGAACAGTCTGTACAAACTTATGGACGTTTAGTAGATGACGGTCAAGTAGTAGATCCACCAGAAGCAGTTTTACAGGCTCTTCTGAGGATTAATGATGCTCAAGAAAAATATAAATATCCTTACAGGAGTGATCTTAAAGAAGCAAAGAAACTTGATGAAACCGGCTTTTTTCAAACCCTCAAGGGGTACCGAGGTGAAAAAGCATTTGAGTTTGTTCAGGCCACTGAAGAAGATGCCAAAACTGTATTAAAGGAAATGGTCTTGATAGAACTACAAGCAATGGGCGAAATTCTAACAGAAAATTTAGACGATGTTGGAATGGCTCCCAAATATACTGACTTGGCATATTACTTGTTTTCAAATATGTGTCAAGGAGCCGACGGCCTTGATTTAGATAAAGAATTGGTTGAAACTCCAACTAGTCTCCCAACAGAAGGTGAAGAACATTTTACAAATGGCGCTGAACTTAGTACACCGGATGGTAAAGAATATGTAGGATATTATCACATACAAAGTGATGAAGACGGAAATGTTCTGTACATGGCTGGTGAATTTGAAACCGGCGATGAACATGAAGAATTAAATCCGTTTGCAAACAAAATGATTGTGGAGATTGGAGATATTGCTGAATATGGAGCTGGAGGGTTTAACTTGGGTGACGAAGAAATGCCTTTTATACTGGAGAAATATATTTCTGTTAATGGTCAAAAATATAATCCAACAGCAGCTATTAATAGTGTTACCTCTGTTAATGATCTAAATTTAAATATATCCGATGTTTACCCTGGAGATTTAAGGTTAGTGTATCCTCCCGGCCAAGCAGAGGCGGGCACAACTGAATCCCGCACCGGCGCCGCGGAGAATGAAGCGGCCGCCCCGATTGGTATTGAAGGAAATCTTGGCATCCGATATGGCGCCCAATTGTCTATTGGAATAGATGGTAGGAAATATTTATTGGCCGAGGGTGAAATAGACGCAGTAGATGTGAAAATCGGACAATTAGGGCCGCTAGAAGCGAACAGTAAGCTTCTACTTTGCGTGTTAAATAAGCTAAAACAAGACGACAGATTTAAAATAGTAAATGATTATATCTTTTCTTCAAAGAAAATAGTATCCATTTTGGCAATATATAATGACCTCGGGTTCTTAGCCTCAATCGGCGAAAAAACAGTTGAAGATGGAGATACATTAAGAAATCTTGATAGTGATTGGTTAGAGCCAAACTTTGATACTAAACCCGGCGCTAAAATATCATTCCCGAATGCCGCATATGGCGACTATAAAGCAAAGTATGAAGGCAATTCCTCATGGTCTAGTTATGGAGATAGAACCGGCCCATGGTCTCCGTTTGTCACCACATGGGATGAATGGGATCAAACGCTACTTAGGCAGTCTAAAGCGAGAATTAAGAAATTATTTAAGCAAGACTATTATAGTAGAGACTTCAACCCTGCCGAAGCAGAGCCTCCAAATTTTGCTAAAATTATAGGTGGCCAACTTAAAGCTTCACTTAAACCAGCCACCGGCGCAAGAATCTTACCCCGTATTACTCGCAGGAATCTTGTTTCAAATCCCTTTAATTCTAAGGGTGAACTATGTACTAAAAGCGACTAGTATTGAATAAGGAATATCTAAAATGGCCATTAATTTATCTCTACCAATAACTGCCGATGATCGCGATGGTTTTACTTTAAACTATTCCCCCAAGCGCGCTCTAAAACAAAATTTTAAAACTTTAATTTTGACTAATCCTGGGGAAAGAGTGATGGAACCTAACTTTGGAGTAGGAATAAAACAATATTTATTCAACAATTTTTCAAGCGATTCCCGGAGCCTTATCTCCTCCAAAATACGAGAACAAGCAGCAAAGTACATGCCCTCCATAAGCATACTAGATATTCAATTTGCTGAATCATCATCTGATAATAATACACTGAGTATGAGAATCACATACTCAATTCCGAGATTAGGAAGCAAAGATTTATTACAAATTACTATTTAGTGTGAGGAATATAGATGCCCGACGAACAGAAAAAGTTTTTACCAATAAAGTACGTTAATAGAGAGTTTACTGAAATACGAGCCGACTTATTGGAGATGGCTGAACGATTCTATCCAGAAACGTTTCAAGATTTCAGTGAAGCATCATTTGGCGCCATGATGATTGACTCAGTTGCATATGTAGCTGATCAATTGAACTTTTATTTAGACTATAATATTAATGAGTCTTTCTTAGACACATCCTTTCAACTAGACAATGTTTTACGCCATGGCCGAGCATTAGGATATAAACACAACAGTCGTTCATCGACCTACGGAGAAGTTGCAATATATTTACAAGTACCTGCCCAAGTAAGTGGTTTGGGTCCAGACACATCATATGTGCCAATATTAAATCGAGGCACTCGGTTCACGTCCAAGACTGGATTAAGTTTTATGCTCACTGAAAACATTGATTTCAATGATCCTGCTAATCCCATGGTTGTATCAAAGGTTAATATTACCACCGGCGCCCCCCTTTATTATGCTATAAAATCATATGGCAACGTTGTATCTGGGCGATTAGGACAACAGACAGTCCCGGTTGGTCCGTTTCAGAGATTTCGTTCAATCACATTAAAAAATCCAGATATTGTTGAAATAGTATCGATTTTTGATGCAGATGGGAATCAATATTATGAAGTAGATTATTTGTCGCAAGATATGGTATTCAAAGAAATAGCAAACAAAGATTATAAAACTGATAATGTTCCATCTGTATTAAGGCCATTTTTGGTGTCTAGGAAATTTGTGGTAAATCGCGGCCGACAAAACACTACAATCCAGTTCGGCTCCGGTGACGCATCCGAAACTAATATTGTAGCAAATCCACAAAATGTCGCAATGGATGTGTTTGGTAAATCATATGTAACAGATACCACATTTGATCCAACTAGGCTGTCAAAAAATATGAGCTACGGCATTGTACCAGCTAATACTTCTTTATTCGTTACATATCGGACAACTAATCCTGGGAATTCTAACTGTGCCACCAACGTGGTAACTTCAGTAGCTAACATAAATATGACATTTGATTCCGCGGATCGATTATCAGCTGATAAAATGGGCAAGGTACGAGCCTCGCTAGAGGTCACAAATGAGACGCCGATCACTGGGTATGTAACTTCCCCGGGATCCTCGGAGATAAAAAGAAGAATCTATGATACCTTCCCCACTCAAAACCGAGCAGTTACACAAGCGGATTATGAAAATATAGTTTACAGAATGCCTGCAAAATTCGGTTCTATTAAGAGATGTGCAGTATACAAAGATCAGGATTCTCTCAAAAGAAATTTAAATATGTATGTCATCTCGGAAGACAAATTTGGCAAATTAATCAAAACCAATAATACCATTAAAACCAACTTGAAAACTTGGATAAACAATTATAGAATGATAAATGATACGGTTGATATATTAGATCCATACATTATCAATTTGGGCATTGACTTTGAAATAAGAATACAGAGCGGCGTCAACAAAAATGATGCCCTAGGAGCAGCTTTCAATGCGATTAAGAAGAAGTTTTCAGAAGGATATTTTATTAGCCAAGATTTTTCAGTTAGTGATGTATATTCCGAACTTAAAAATATCACTGGAATTTTGGATGTTACCAACGTAAAAATTACAAACAAAGTCGGTGGTCAATATTCTCCAGTGACATTTAACGTCTCAAAAAATATCTCTCAAGATGGTTCTATGGTGTTAAGTCCAGCAAATGCCATATTCGAAATAAAGTATCCATCTTCAGATATTAGAGGAAAGGTTAAATAATGGGACTCTTAAGATACACGGCGTCCGCCGATAATACCATTGTAAATGGTTACGAATTAGATCTGAGAACACGCGGCACAGCATCTAATGCCGGCGCAGCAGATGTTTTGGAAGTATATTCGATGTACGGCAGAATTAACTCAAGCTCACAAGAGCTTTCAAGGGTGTTGATCAAATTTCCAACATCTAAAATATCAAGTGATAGAGCAGCCGGCACAATCCCCGCATCAGGTAGTGTCAGTTTTTACCTTAAAATGTTCAATGCAGAACACTCTCGCACTGTACCGATCGAATATAAAATGATTGTATCCGCAGTATCTCAATCTTGGGAAGAGGGTGTTGGATTGGATTTGAACGGATATAAAGACCCTACGAAGGGAAATATCGGCTCTAACTGGATTGCTAGAACAGGAGACAAAATACCTGAGATTACGAGGTATGTGTTCTCTTCTACAACTCCATCAGCTTATGGGGCCGCGGCGGGCGCCAATTATGTTAAGGTATATAATGGAACCTCTAGGTATAACTTTTGGTTTGATGATGGGGCCGGCGATTCAGCCCCTTCAGCCGATGGCACTGAAACGCGCGTTTCCATTAGTGGCTTATCGGCTACAGCGACAATTGCTGAAGCTTTCAAAGCCGCGGCCGATGGCTTGTCGGCCTTTTCGGCAAACCGAGTCGACTCCACAGTATATGTTACAGCCTCTGCAACTGGTCCCAGTACAGCCGTGGGCATTGAGGGCACGATAACACCGTTAGATGCTAGAATATATAGAACCGGCTCCAACGAGACACCGTGGACAAAACCGACTGCGCTTGGAACTTTTGACGATGGATATACTCCATCGCCCGGCGCTGTTTACTCTACAGCTTCCGGGGAAACATTCACACAGCATTTTTCTAATGGGCTGGAAGATTTAGAAATAGATATTTCACACTTGGTTGAAGAATGGGTAGCCGGAACTTCGACCGCTGGAGGTAACTACGGAGTAGGAGTAATGCTGTCTGGGTCCTATGAAGCATCTTCAAGTGAGGGCGCCGTAGCTCTGGACTCCAATGTAATTTTGAATGCTGATGGGGCAACAAAATCATATTATACAAAGAGATTTTTCGGAAGAGGATCTCAATACTTTTTTAAGCGCCCTGTTATAGAGGCGCGCTGGGATTCATCAATCAGAGATGATCGTGGAAATGTATTTTTTAGCTCTTCGCGCGCATCTGGCGCCGACAATTTGAACACCATATATTTTTACAACTTAGTTAGAGGCCGCCTCACAAACTTGCCAAATATAAGCACCAATTATGGTACTTATGATTCGTGGGTCAGAGTTAGTGTATACTCTAGTTCAGCAGGTCAAGACGGCCCATCCGGTCCAGCCATTTTATTACATAACACCTCAACGCCAACTACGGTTGTAACAGGTGGATATGTGTCAACTGGTATATATTCCTGCTCATTATGTTTAACTAAATCAAATAACCTTGTTACTTTATATGATATATGGTTTTCTGGCTCAACTATGACACAGCCCGAAATGCAGGCGACAAGTTCAGCAAGACAATTTTTTACTGGAACGTTAACACCGGAGTTATACGGAACCGGTATGACCTCCTTGGAGCCAAGATATTATTGCAATATTTCTAATCTTAAGAACAACTATTATCACAATGAAAAGGTCCGCCTCAATCTCTATGTTAGAGAGAAGAACTGGTCACCTAACATATATACTATAGCCAACAACAATATAGAATCCATAGGCATTCGAAGCGCCTCTTACGGAGTTGTGCGTCTGATTGATAATACTACGGTTGTTCCATATGGAACAGGAAGTGATTTCCACACAGGGTTATCTTATAATGTTTCGGGCAATTATTTTGATTTCGATATGAATTTATTAGAACCAGGCCATGCATATGGCTTTAAATTTGTCTTTTATGATGATAGACTTAATTCATGGTCCGAACAAGAGCAAACATTTAAATTTTGGTTAGAAGAGAGATAAAATGAGTAGTAGAAAACTTTTTGAATCTATCAATCAGAGCGTACAAACTACCGACTATAAAACTCAAAAAGAAACATTTGAGCAAGTAGAATCACAAGATAACGCGTCAGAACTGTATAGAAAACAAGAAACATTCGAACCACAAATAGACTATGACGATCCTTATAAATTTGCTAAATATGGATCAGCTTATTACTATTATCAAGGTGCACTCGATCGTGTTATTAATTTCTATCCCTATGATGGTTCGAAATATGAACAAAACAAATTCTATAATGCACTGTTGCCCATTGAAAAATATATTTTTAATAACAAACACCCAAGGTCTACGGGGTATGCAACTCTTTCTTCTGATGGCTGGGGTGGCACTACAAAAACAAACGGTTATGGCCTCCCCAGTGCCTTAGAATACATAACGTTTAAGGGCGGTCCAAACACTGGATCTGCCGGCACATCTTTAGTTTCTCAAGGCCCAGACCCTTCATCTGGATTTAGAGATTACGGTAATATATACGACGAAGGCATTTACGAAACCGCGGGCCTCCCTGACGACTATGGTAAGGGTACCCGAGAATCTAATTTACGCGCTAACTTTGATGATGGTGTTACAGTAGAATTTTGGCTTAAGACTGGATCATATGCAGCCCTCCCAACTTTAACTAACAAACAAGTTGTATTTGACTGGTGGAATAATGAAGCGACCACTAGCAGCAAATATGGTAGAATTTTAATTGAGTTAACTTCTTCAGTCGATGAGGATGATAACCCAATCAAGCCTTTCGTGATCACAGTAGAATCAGGCTCTACAAGCGCCCGCAGGTTCGTAAGTCTTGGCCCATCATCTTTACACAATAATTTAGATACTTGGCAGCACTATGCCATTTCTATGTTCAATAGCGGATCGATATTTAAAACCAGATTGTACGTTAATGGTTCCCTTTCAGACACATCAGACAGAGTATATGATCTGAACACCCACATGCCAGTTTTCCCTGGTACAGCTTTAGAAAGCCAGAAATATTCTTCAACTAAAACACTGCAAGGTTGGTGGAGATTAAATACAGAACAATTTTCAGTTAATGATAAGGTACCAGATTCAAGCGTTCACAACAGGCCTGGTACCTTCATCGCCGCGACACATGTACCCACAGTTTCCCCAACGGTGCCATCGAAATACATTCAGAACGCCACGTCTTCATATAATTTTGATGGTACCACCGACGCTATCCATATTGGAAACCCAATTGGTAGCCCTAGTCTGTGGAACAATATTATTGGAACCGGCCCCGAAGGCTCCTCTAAGATGTCATTCTCTGCTTGGATCAGACCCGCTAGTCTCGGGGAAGGCTCCCGCGGAACGATCTTAGACTTTGGAGCCAACGACATATTATTTCGAGTCGAAACCAACGGCTCCGGTGGGTATCGAATCGTGTATTCAACGAAATGGAACGGCGGTGACTTCGTTCATTGGACTGCTACATCCATGAATGGAGTTTTTAATCAGTGGGCACATGTCGTAGTCAGTTATGATGCCACATCAACATCCAATAATGCTGTGTTATATTATAATGGTGTGGCACAAACGGTGGCAGAGACTGGCACCGCGCCAGCCGTCGCATGGGATGGGATCGATGGTACCGTGGGAGGCACCATCGGTAATAACTCTGGTGGATCCGGTACATTCGATGGTCGGCTCGCCGATGTTGCAATTTGGAATTCGATCCTTTCAGCAACGGAAGTAGAGGCACTTTATAGTGCAGTAACAGTCGATTTAGTTGACTTAACGGTCGGGGAATTGCCATCTAAGAAAGCCATGGGTAGAATCGGAGCCTTACAAACCGCACCCGTTGGAACTACCGCCGCCATTGGCGCCGGCAAGCTTTCCGGCTCAATAGATGAATTCAGATACTGGAAAGCTTTAAGAAACTCACAACAAATCGGCCAAAATTGGTTTGATCAGATTGGCGGCGGTACCAACACGGATATAAATAATACAGAGTTGGGTATCTACTATAAGTTTAACGAAGGAATAACACAGACTGCAAGTATTGACCGAGTGATTTTAGATTACAGTGGTCGTGTCTCAAACGCAGCTTGGACAGGGTACAGCACCACTTCAAGAAATACCGGCTCAGCGATTGTTTCTGCCTCTGCTGCCAGAACGGAACATGAAGACTTAATTATTCGCTCGAATCATCCAAAATATGTCACACTAAGAAGCCAATTATTAGAATCTGGCTCTTTTTATGATTCTACTAACAATGCTTCATTCTTATCATATGCTCCAAGTTGGATCATTGAAGAGCATGAAGATATGGGCAATGAAAATCTCAAACTTATATCACATATTGCCGGCGCATACTTTGATAAAATAAGATTGTATGCACAAGCACTACCCACCTTTAAACATGTTAATTACGTTAGCGCTTCTGCGGAACCTCTACCCTTTGCAAGCCACTTGCCACAGTCAATGGGTATGTATATGTCTGATATATTCACAGACGCAACGTTACAAGAAATACTACTCAATAGAGATGATAAGGCCTTTTTTGAAAGTTCTTTAAAAGAAGCAAAAGACTTAATTTATCAAAATTTGTATAACAACCTGACAAGCATCTATAAATCAAAGGGTACTGAAAAATCCTTTAGAAACGTTCTACGGGCGTTCAACATAGATGATAATATCCTGCGATTTAAGATTTATGCAGATAACCAAATATACGAGATATCTGATAATTTACGACAAGTTGTAGCAGAAAACAAATTAGTCAACTTCAATAACGTATCTAATCTAAATGCGGTGGTCTACCAGAGAGATCTTGGTAGTGTACATCCCCCAGAAAGAGGTTATATTAGCGGCTCGTTTGTTCAAGGCGCCTCTGCCGGATCGACACCACTGAATGTCGGCACCGTCGGCGCCGAGCAAAGATTCGGCTTTACTGTTGAAGCTGACGTTGTGTTTCCGAAGTTTTTTAAATCAAAAGCGACATTTGACAGAGATTTTTTAACGAGTTCTTTATTCGGAGTATCGACCCCTTCATCAGCTAGCGCGAACCATCTACAAGGTTCTATAACAACCCCCGAGAAAGACAATCGTACTAATTTGCAGGTATATGCAATTAGACCTGAAGCGAGTTCAAAGGATGTTTACTTCATGTTAACATCCTCATATACCGCCGAAGCCGGCCGGCCATTTCCACTTCTTACTAGTAGTGTATTCAATGATGTATATGATAATCAAAGGTGGAATTTGTCTGTTAGGCTTAAACCAAAAAATTATGGAGTGTCTGGCTTCGTTGCCGGCTCAACTCCGGATGTCGGTAAAGCATTTGAATATGATGTCATATTCCGCGGCATTACACAAAATCTAGGAGTAATACAAGATAGCTTCGAGGTTTCTAGCTCTATAAGTTATATAAAGGGCGCCCGCGCCGCCGCCTCAAACAAAAGAGTATATACCGGTGCCCAACGATTAAACTTGACAGGCGCCATTGTACACAAGGCCGATTCATTGGTTTCAAATATCAAGTATTGGACGAAACATTTAGAAAATGCCGCATTAAATCAGCACTTGTTTGATGTTAATAATTCTGGTATTTCTGGATCCTTCAAAAATACTTCTTTTAATACCACATTGGGTTTAGGCGGACAATATGAAACAATAAATCAAAATTCGTTAGCTTTAGAATGGAATTTTGATTCAGTAACTGGATCTGATTCAGGCGGTAACTTTTGGGTTAGCGACTTCTCGTCTGGATCCGCCGTATTATTGAACAACTTTGGTTGGATGGGTAACACTTCCGGAATACAACATACTGGATATGGATATAATTTTGCTGAATCTTCAACAAACGTAGTCGACATTAAAAGAGAAAATTCATTTAAGTTTACTGACCCAGAAGAAAATGTCGGCTCTGATATGATTCAAATCCTAAGTGATGATGAAACATTATTTCCTAGCACGGAAACAATTCCAAACTACCTGTTTACGATTGAAAAAAGTATGTATCAAGCAATATCAGAAGAGATGCTGATCTTCTTGGCTGGAGTAGTTGATTTCAACAACATGGTTGGTGAGCCGGTTCATAGATACCGCTCTCGATACAAATCTATAGAAAAACTTCGAGAAGCATTTTTCCGGCGGGTTACAACTGTCAGTGATGTAGAAAAATTTGTTGCTTATTATAAATGGTTTGACGACGCGCTATCTCAAATATTCCAGCAGCTAATCCCAGCCTCGATGGACATTGTGGCAGATACCACCAACACAATAGAAAGTCATGTGTTGGAGAGAAATAAGTATGAGAACAAGTTCCCAACTTTAGAATTTAAGGTTCCGGACCCCTCATCCCCAGCGTATGGTATGACCGAAATGCTATATGGTCCGGACGGTATGAGTCCATTGCCCTCTTCTCCGAGAAAGACCAATATTCGTCTTAAATATTGGAAAGACCGCGCGGAAAGAGCCGCACCGGAGATTACCTCCGGTGATGCAACGGTTGACAGTCAGAGAGAGACGATTAGACAAATAGTCTCGTCATTCCCGGCGATGACATCAAGCAACACTATATTGATCGGCAAGAACTCGCAAGCATACTTGAGTCATGAATATCCCCGTAGAACATTCATAAAAACATTTGATGCGAAAATCACTCGACACGAAGCTATTAAGGGCGGTGTTAACTTTACAGATGTTAAAAACCTTGATTACGCAAGAGGTGCCCTATACCCGCATGGCCCTGTGAATCAAGCAGATGGTATTTTTGTACCACAAAACATTCTATTAGCATACGGTAGCGATTTTGAAGCCCTCACAAACTTTAAGGACCGCGTACCAGATCCAATTAAGAAAACAAAACGATACGGAAAGGCTTTACATGGCCGCGACAGTAATAATAGTGATGGATATCAACACGTAAAAACGTCCATGGCGTTTCCCTTTAATGTTATAAGTTCATCAGTAACCGGCGGCTACCAAACACAAGTTCAAAATGCTATGGACATGCATATTGCAATAACAAACTTACACAATGATGTATATGGGCCGGATATGGAAAAACCATTGCAAGGTCCGTTTACTGAACATAATGTTGGAGGCTTGCAATACCGCCATGCTGGTGTAAATGCTACTGCTACGGATACGTGGAATAATCGTCCGGAAGGTTGGAAAATTCTTCTTGGTGCATGCAATACTATATATTCCGGCGCCATCGGTATGGTCGGTGCTGATTATCCAGAACCAGTCGCTGACCCCGCACCCACCCCATATCCCGCTACTCAACCACAGCGCGCAGTATATTACAGAGATTTTACAGCCAAAAGACCAGTAAATATAAAGAACATTAACACAAAAAACAGTGTTACAAACAAGATGGTGCTCGGTAACTATAACAATCAATATGAGATTATACATACTTTCGGCGCCACATCAAACCCTAGAAACTTTATTGAAAAGCAGCCCACGCTGCCGGCCAACGCATTTCAAAATTACGCAACCAGTTCTAGGCCTACATCCATCAGAACCTTCCTCTCCACGAAGCCCGATCGCCCACATGACTCTAATCCCGTTGGTGGCTCAAGGCAACACTTTGACTTTGTAGAAGATTATAGTGTTTCATATTTGACTGCAGCCGCCGGCAACAAAACAGTTATTAGAAATAAATTCTCGGCTCCCGGTGGCATAGAAGTCATGACGCCCGGCTACACCGATGTTAGAGCAGACGAATATTCTGTCTATAACGCTCTCCCATTCAAAAATCTGTCGGTTATTAAACCGCAGCAGATCCCAAGTTCTTCTCATCCGCAAGGCGCCTCAGTGCTCGTAGAAACAAGAGGCATACGACCTTATGATATTCACGGCTATGATTTTGGTCTCCGCCCTCATCTTGCTCGACATTCGGCTCGATTCATGCGTGATTCACTGTGGATCTCTGGAACATCAGCTACCCACCAGCAGACAGATCCGAGATCCGGCGGACCCGGTGCACAATATGCACAGTTGCCAGGGTTTCACAAGATTCATAGAAATAATATGGACAGATGTAAGCCAGAATACGGATGGGCAAACACATACTTAAATAACCATTTGACAAACACAAAACACTTGTTAATAACCGCAAAGAGAACCTCGTCTGATGGCACTACAATATTGATCGATCCTTCTGATGTCAACATGTTGACCAAAAGAAAACAAAGAATCTTCGATGGCAATTACGCACAAAACATATTGCCCGGGTCAACACCTAAAAGAGTAGAGTTTTCAGTTAGCATGTGGTTGAGAGGTTTCCCGTCGGTAGCCGAAGAATTTGTTAGTTTAGGATGGGATGGAACAGCACCGATACATAAACTAAGACGAGAAAGCAACGGAAAAATTAAATATATGCTCAGAGCACATAATGTTGCGAACAACAGTGCTCAATCAAAGACATTCACCACCACAGCCGCACACCTCACCGGTAGTGACTGGATAAATTTAGTGTTTACGCTGTCAGCGTTGCATGGTGACCTTTCTAACAATAGAGCAACTGCGTCGTTTTATATTAACGGACTTCACTACCCCGGCACATGGTCAGGTAATTTTACAGCAGACTATATTCGAACCGGCTCTACAGCAACGATGAATAACTTCCGAAATTGGGAAAACCTTGATATAGCCTCACCGGTCCAATTTTTCGGTAGTCTTAACACAAATAACTCTCAGTGGACTGGATCCATTGACGAAATAGCTATGTGGAAGACAGCACTAACCCCTACAGACATTAACAAATATTATAACGATGGGAGTCCTATAAACTTAACTGCTTCTTCCGATTCTAATATCGGAAACTTATATTCTTGGTGGAGAATGGGTGATGGCTCTGGTGATAATACATCGATTAGCGGCTCGGCTCCGACACAAGACATCAACTTAACTAACAGGATTGTGGATGTAGTTAGTGGTGCTAATATTCAAATAACTGCTAGAGATCCTGCTGATCATGGCGCTGCTGTTGTATTAGCCGGCACATCTTCAACGGGCATTTTGGCCGGCGGCGCTACATTGGCTAGCAGAGACTACGTAGTTACCGGCTATGATTGCGATCAAATTTATGATAATTTCTTCGTGTCGCATCAAATCCCGCGCCAAACTAAGCAATACGCTTGGATAGCTGCAAGCTTGGTAGCTGATAATGGCCCCCCTGGATTCAATGCCTTAGATTTCAAGGTGTCCAGTTCCAATGGTCGTGTTGATCAGTACCTTTTTGCTACCTCTAGCCAAGCTTACAGTTTTCTGGCTGGTACAGTTCGGAAATGGGATCCGACACAAGTAAGTACTATCAGTAACGTTCCCCAAGTTAGCAATTTCAATACTAATATTATTGAACCAGTTAGTGGTAGTACAAATATTGTAGGATATCCTAATAGTAGCGATAAATTTGCTTATAAGTCGTATATTAATAGTGATTTTGCTGAGCCGACCAGTATGAACTTTGGCGCCGGCGGACCCGCGGGATATATGTTTAACAGCCTCATGATCAAAAGAAATGGTCTCTTTGGTGGCTCGATGTGGCAGAATATTAGACAGCGCAGCGACACTCAATTAATCAAGAACGAGCGCGCCGAGAACAAGATCTCCGTCGTATCGCATGACAATCGCACTATTGAAAAATATGATTTACAACCAGTTAGTGTTTTAGGGCGCCCAGCACAAGTATCAATTCAGATGGTTGACGCGGCTGGCGCCACTCAGAATGTATTAATGACCGTGGGCCACCAGAAAATATATTTTCAAGATGATGCCTTAAATCACAGGTATGTTTATGCTCCTCTCGAAATAAATCCGCTTCAAGCATTATTGATGGCAAGCTATGCTTCTCCGGATATCCGAGATATCAATTACCTCATTAGTAGGGAAAGTATCTTCCCCTCATACAGAAACCATTTACGACGTGTACCTTCCCAGAGAACAGATTACAACAATGGGTTTTGGCACTCAAACCGAGATGCTCGAAACAGCATTAATGCCGAGTTAGACAGGTATGCATATCCAGTAACCAACCCGCTCTTGCCGGCACCTAACTGGACTAGAAAGAATTCCTTTAATCTTAGAATGTCTTCTAGCGCTTGGAAAATGGATGCCCCAACTAATATTTTAACTCGCACAGGCCCATCACTAATCCGAGATTATGGAGATGGTGCTGACGGCCGCGCAGACATTGATAATTATGTCAAATGGCGCGCCTATGCTTCCCCAGGAGAGCTACAAAATACATATATGTCCTATCAGACTGGTAGTGCAATATCTTACGGTGAGGGGCCAAATGGCGCCAGACACAACTATGACTTCATGGAGAGAGTCAAAGCTTTCGCGCCCGGCGCACTGTACGCGAGAAAACACACTTTAGGTTCTCCACTATCGCTTGCGTCACCGTACGGAGTTCATGACCAAGCGGCCCAACGATACACCACCCAAATACAAACAGCTGTTGGAACTGTAACATCTGGCATAAAACTCGGAACAACACCTTTTGATATGACCAATCAGGTTGAAGTTTTTGGTGGTGAAGCTGTTTGGGAAGCTGGAGAAAAAGCCGGTATAGTTGATATAGACAACCTCGGCAATCGCCGCTGGGTCTCTAAGCCAAGCAAGCCGGCCTATGATGATTATGACAAATTCGTCGCCGAAATGAAATTTAAGACACGAGGGTATGCGATAGTCCCAGAATACAGGATTAGCCAACATATTCCCGATTACATCGATTTTGGAAAAACAAGCATCGAGGGCAAAAACGATACCTTTGAAATTCCCGGCACCCAACATAGTAGTTCAAAAAACAACTTTTATATAGATTATAGTAACTCAGAGTTTCTGAGATACTTCCCGCAAGTCCACAGCGATTCCGGCTTGCCCGCGAGAGAAATCAGGCTAGCATGTTCAGCGAGCATAAAATTCCACCCATACGAAGGGTTTTATCCTGCCGAAAGAAGTTTACAACTTGTTGAAAGATTTAGACAGAGCTTCATGCCAAATATGTCAACACGTATTAGATCAACGATGATTCCGGACTCTATTGATGATCTAACATTAGATGGAGATACTATTTTATCTGGAGCCGCTGGCTCACTACGACCGCTGTGTGAAGCCATGTTTGCGCCCGGAATTCTATATAATTCAATCAAGTCAGGTATTGCAGTTGATTACCCAGTTTTCGACGATAGAGTAAAAATTAGTGTTAACGGTTTAGGTTGGAAACCTCCGTCGAGCCAAGGTATAAATGATTATGCTATCGGTGTTCGGGAAGCTGATCTTCCAGCCACCACCGGCGAACCTGTCGCACCCGCGGGCGTGGGCGGAATGTATGGTGGCTCAGGTTCTTTCTTCGACAAAAGAATCCCCTTTGAGGGTATTATCCGTCCAGAGTTGATTAGTAAGCGAGATTTTGTGGACGTCGAACCACACCCAAGTTGTAGTTTAGAATACACCGGTTCCCTGCGCTCAGCTTATGGGGGGATGCCTGTAACTTCCTCGGTCTTGGCAGGCTTAAATTCAGCAGAGGAGAAAACATATACTCTGATGGCCAGAAACTTCTTTGGTGGTGTTGCTGACTTTTATCTCAAGGATTCCGAGTTTACTTCACTTCGCTCTGAACCAATAAAAGAGCTTAAGTTTGGCAATAATGAAGTATACATGGCTAGAATTAAACTCAGACGCTCCGTTACAGGATCGAGAATTTATAATAAGGAGTCAGGATCTTTTAGTATTTATGCATATAATCGCCTAGGCGGCCGCTCTTTCACACCCAACCCAAGACTCGCAACGAAGGCGGCGAGGTCCATATCTCAACAATATCAGGCAGGCGCCTCATATTTTGAGTTGCCACAGGATCCTGTGAATTCTCCCTCGTTTAAAGAAACATTCACAATGTACAGTCGCCCAACCGCCTTTGGGCCACCGATCGAGGGAATACATGGCCTGGATGCCACGAACCCAATTGGTCCCAGTCAGCGCCTATCTCCATATACTTCATCTTTCTATACGTCAGGCGCTTTTCAAGTAATGGACAGTAGAACGGGCTTTAACTGGGCTTATACACCTCCTTATTATAATGGTGAGGCTTGGGTTGATCTTATTTTTAGGCCCGAAACTGGCGTGACTTATGATTTAGAAAAAATTATGGCAGCAACCCAGACTGTCTGTTGGCGTGTCGATCCAGGCCCGAGAGTAAATAATTACGATTGGAAATTATCACCCTCCACAGGGAAAACCTCACCAATCGCTGGTGCTCGAACTTATAGTGGTAATCCGAATAATCCGCACGGATACGGATATGCTAAAGATATTGTGCACGGCTATCATTCATTAATCCATGATCCATATTGCATTACAAGTAATTATACCTTTCCAACAGCAATTTATGGCGGTACCCTAATCAATGATTCAGCTATGCAAGCAACTAGTAGTTTGAACATTTTTGGTATCGAATCGGTACCAAAAGAAATTATTGATCATGATAGTGGCAGAACCATATTATCTGAGACTGAAACAGTTGGTAAAAAGTGGGTCATTCAGACAAAGTTTGAAACTCCAATGCTTAACTTTAATGACAAATATGGGGATAGACCAGTCACCGCTAGCTTAAATAACAAGACAATAACGCGCACCCTCGCCGGCGGTGGAACGCAGGGTATATATGCCTCCGGATCGATCGCCAATGGAATGTGGCATCAGTTCGGAACCCTTCCACACAACGCGGAGACTGGTGTGTTTTTAGAGATGCATGACATGTCCGAAAACTGGCTCAAAAATCATTATCTCGTAAGAAACTCTGGAAGTGCATATAATAACTACATCCCAGACACTGATGGCGAATTGGCACCAAAGGTCAAATCTCTGAGAGATAGGATTGGTTTTGGAGATAAACAAAAAAGCAAAAGAATCGGAGAATTGAAAGATTCACTAACAGTGAAAGAAGCTATTATTGCGGTACCCTATATGTTAACAGCAGAAGAGCCGGCTAATGGTACGATACCAACAAGTGTAGAAAATAAATATTTGTTCGAAATCCCATTAGCACAAATAGACGCGTCCCTAGATGATCTAATGAACACCCCGGTGGGACTATCGTTAGATTTTGTGGGACAGTCTATCAGGACCCAGGTTAGGTTAATGCAAGAATATATAATCCCCCCACAGTTTGATTTTATCACGAATAGGGAACTCCAACCTATTGTTATGTATATATTTGAGTTTAGTCACACATTTGACAAAGACGATCTATCGTACATGTGGCAGAATGTAATGCCAAGAAACTACAACAAGTTTGAGTTAAAAGGCGCCTCGGTATCCCACATATTAGCGAATAACGAACTTTTTCAGGAGTCTGATTTGTTAGAGAATCCAAATTTAAGATGGCAGGTTTTTAAAGTAAAACAGAGAGTACAGTCTAATTATTATGATAAAAAAGTATCCACTATTGGTAGCTTAGCTTATGGTGCGGGTACTGGTCATGCTCCTCTTGATGGTTTTGATTCTTATGCACAATATAACTGGCCCTATGATTTCTTTTCGATTATTGAGTCAGTCAAAATTGATGCTGATATTAAAATGTCACATGAAGAATCTGAAGTTGTTAGTCGGTACGGCGGAGCAATCGGTGAGGAATTCACCCCGGGCACATCGACATCCCCACCAATGCCACCGGGATCTGAGGGCGCCACAGCACGTGCAGCCTTCGTCGAAAGTGTCTCGGCACCTACCAAAACATTTAAAATGCGAACTCCGGGAGATGACCTTTATGGAGCCAGCGGCGCGGCGGCCGTTGCTCGGGAGGCAAGTGCCGTTGCCCGCGGCACAACAGATGAGGCACCAGCTGCCTCAAAGGCCTCTAGTCCCGGAACGCCAGATGGTATTAAGAAGGATATTTATTAATGGCTAAATTTATAGACAAAAAAGAACAAGTATACGATTTGAAGCTTACTTCTTATGGTCATTATCTATTATCTACCGGCAGGTTTAAGCCAGAATATTATGCATTCTTTGATAGTAATATTATATATGACGGCTCTTATGCCCGAATGACCGAAACCCAAAATGATATCAGCAATAGAATTAAAAATGAAACACAATATATTGAAAGCTTGGTGTTGTTTGAAGATGTAGAAAATCATTTAAAAAATAGTTTTGTAGATGGCGCCGATCCAACGACAGAAAGATATTTTTCAGTTGATGTCACACCAACTATGATTAAACCTCGTTTAGACGCTTTTAGGTTCACTTCTATAATCGGCGATGCACATTTGGATGCCGATCAACAAAAGGCTCCCGCATGGAAACTTGTGTCACTTAATGGGGAGATCATGTCATCTTCGTTGGACGACAAGAAAAACCAAGTTGATATACCTCAAGTAAATATCAATCTAAATTATCGACTTTCCGTTGAGCGATCCAGCATGTCTGCTGGATACACTGAGACAGGCCTTCGAAATGCTACATCTATAACTAAGACATTCTCGGATGGCAACGTTATTAAGCTGAGCGCAGACGACTTATTAATGTATGCTGAAGAATTAAATACTGATATCCTCAATGAAAATTTTGACGTTGAGGTATTTGAAATAGAACACGACGCAGTGGCGGCTACCTGTGAAACCTGTACAACTACTGATCGTCTTATAAGAAAATATTTCCCCGAAGATCCCGAACGAATATTGGGCGGTCTAATGTCTGAAAAAACTCAAGTAGACTCAACCGATCCATATTACGGTTCTGTGTCGCATACAGCGGCAAGAGCAATTACCAGTGGCAGCGTAGAATATTACTTTGATTTTATTAAAGACACTCAAATCAATCCATTACTAGCCTGTCGCGCCGCCGAAATTTTTAATAAACAATCTTACTATGTTAGTTTAGATTTTGATTGTGACTCTCAGCGCACTGGCCCTAGTGACCAAAGATATTATGATATATATGGTCCAACCACGGTACCCGAGGTGTGTTCATGACCACAAATTGGCTTAAATCATTTACTTCAGACCCTAAACTTCCAATACCTTATATTGAGAGCATAGAGGTTTATAACGACAAACTCCTTGTTCAAGCATCGTTTTATATACGAATGTCAGAACAAGAATATTTATATAAAGACCAGATAAGCAGCACTTCCATGTTGCCAGATGGTACAATGGCCGGCCTATTACCAAGATTAAATTGGGTCTTACAACTCGTTATGGACAGAGGTGTTCCCGACACTGAAGTGGGTAAACAATATGCACTCTCTACATTCTGGCCAGTCGATCGCACAGACTCGATTGGGGTTTGGACTACTTTTCTACCTCCGGAAGACGGCGGCGCCTCCGAGTATATTAGCTCTTATCCGGTAAATGGTTATCTAGATGCCGCCAATGGAAGTGCTTCTGTTCTAGAATCTATCGGACACTTCGATGAAGCTTGTCTGTTCGTCACGAGCGGAGATATCGTTGATTTAAGAGCGATTGTGGATTCAGACTTGTTGGAAATCTTCGACACATTTACCACCGAATGGCCATTCGCCGAATGGTGGACACCCCCCGAAGAATGCGATTTTTTTGTAGAATCTGGGTATGTACATACTGACGACGATATCGGTTCCCGGGATGACTACTCAGAACTCTCTGGTTCTGAAAGAGAAGCTAAATTAGCATTAATTCTACAATATTTATTGGACGAAAGAATGCCATTATATGCTTTGTTCGAACGATTCTGGGCCGAGAACGCGCTCTCCGACGATGATTTCGATGCCCGTGTTGAAATGCAAACCTTAAATATTGTCACGGGTGATCTTCCTTTGTCCACTTTAACTGTCGCGTCGAATTTCGCATCGTTTACTGAGACGGACACTTATATTCAAACTAATGGCGACGTTGTTATAAAATATACAAACTCTGTTGAAGTGTTTACTGACGCTTGGCCTGCTTTGTGGGGTCGCTGGGGCGATTATAAGCTTAAGCAAATGGGGCTATTGTCATACTCGACTGATATGACCGAAGCAGAATTGCTTGAAGCAAAGGGCTATTACGATTCTATTGACCCTGAAAGGTTTTTGAGAGCAGCCCGAATATCTGAGTCAAATATTGTAGCGTTCCAAAAGAATGGCAACATTGTGCAAGAATCGATGCATGTATATAGAGATTCAGACGGAATAGTTCACAAAGAACCATTACAGAGTATTGACAAATTATATTATGGCCAAGACAAAATTACTTTAGAAGACATAATTTCTTCCATGGCCACCCGAGCAGAGCACGCGGCCGCTTCTGCAGCCGAATCTTTAAGAGATGCAGGTGAAGCACTCCAATATGTTTTATCGACCAACGAGAAAAACAACGGAATTTTGATCGAGCTAAACAACTATAGAAAAGTCTTTGCCGAAAAATCATCTATCACCTCCGTAGGTGCTTTTTATGAAGAGTTTAAAAAACTTCTTTATAGTGCAAATAAGATCGTTCAATCGGGAATTAAATTAACTAAGAGTAAAGTTACAAACCCTGTTGTAAAAGATATGAGAGATTGGTCACCGGGAGATGTGTACGCGGGTTATTATTCAGATTATTCGATGGCAAACGACTTTATCGACGTTGAATCTACTATATGGAGCAGAACAACAGAAGTATACGGTTTCGACTCGTCCTATGATGGAGACGAGTATGATGAAACAGATGAAGGCGCCCATTTGGGCGGCTATAAATATGCTTTAGTTGACAATGGATATTGGTTTTTCAACTACGAAAAAGCACTTAAATCAATGAGCACACTCTCTAGAATAATTAATGTGACAAGATTTGAAAAATTTTTTGGTACCAAACTGACCAATCGGGCTTTCCGATTAGGGAAATTTAGTGTATTCTCGCGCGTCATGTATGAACGGGATATCCCGCATACAGGAGATATTGTCCTTCGCACACACGACGGAACTAACCACAACTGGTACACAACAGGTATTGTGGAATCGATCTTTACTTATGAAAATAATTTTCCGGAACTGGATCTCACAATTGTTAGAAGCGATGGTGAGGTTACGCTCGATGGCGGATACGATCTTGGTGATTATTTTGCATTATATACAGAGTTAGAGGATGCTCTGACTACGAGATCGGAATATTCTGATTCAACCGGTGCGTCTTCTGTATACGGCGGCGCTTTTTGGCAAGATGAGAACATCGAACGTAGTTTTTTGGTTTTTAGACCTTTCCAACTTATGTCAAATGAAGAAGGATTTAATCCAAATCTGAATATAAGTAACATAGATTTTGCAGGACATGTGCCACACCACCGGTATATGGCCTTTGAATACCAAAAGAGAGCAAAGTTTTCTCTGGCTGACACGGACTATGCTTCTGGAGACACTGGTTTCTCCAGTGAAGGTCTGCTAGAAAATCATCAGATTTATCAATTTTTCCTCCCCCGAGCATATGTATTTGATGAGACGGCCAAAATATTGGCCTTCTTGGCTGATCTGGTAATTTCTGCTAAAGATTCACTTGATGAATATATATCGGCAGCAGAGGATAAGTGTGCGTTTAATGATACAGATGGATACTTTAATAAATTTTTTGTTGATGCGGTGGCCGCCCGATTCCCTGATCCAACCACGGCGCCATATATTAAGGTTCCGATAATTTTCTTCATGATGAGCGATCTTTTATATGATGAATTTGATGGTGCATTAGATTTAATATATTCGTCCGCCCGAGAGATGATTGCTGGTATCGCTCCAGAAACAGGCACACTTTCCGCACTACAACACTTCGGAGAAATGTTCGATACAATCTATGATGCGTGGACTACCACCTCTGGCGACGATAGCTTATACGAGATCTTGAGCGAACGCGAGGATAGTGATTGGATCACAGATTATGACTCAATATCAGATCTCAAGACAATGTTCTACAAGGCCAGAAAATTCGGCGTCGACGGAGACATGGACGACGAGCCTAAAGTATTTGTACCAACAGAGGACTATGACAATTATCCGGAATACTCAGAAACAGAGGAGCCGGCCGATACGGCCATGGACACAGAGGCCGAAATAGACTTCGACGACCCACCGCCGGACGACGGCCCAACTACCATTCCAATCGAATGCTGCGATGGTACCATTTTCGAAATTGACTCTGACAGCTCTCTTTCCGATATCTGCCGCGACCATGGAGGCTCGTTCCCCTGTGTAGATGTGACCGCGGAATCTGACCCCGATGCCGGCGGCTCGGGAGACATCGACTATGGAGATTCCGACACCATCATTCCTGAATGGGACCCCGGCCCATAGCGGGGATGGCACTTTTTAGGTGAGCACTAATATTGAAAAAGTAACTAATTAAACAAGAGGAATAGAATAAAATGTCAAAAACTATGAGAACTACCGAACTTAATCGAGCCGGCATATCTAAAAGAATGGGTAAGAAAAAGACTTGGAAAGTTGTCGAAGGCCAGCCAGTTAAAGCAGGCAGCAATAGAGAAAAAATGTTAAAACTGCAGCAGAAAATGTCGAAAAACGGCACACTGTCTGCGACTATGACAAACCCCACAGTCACTAATATGGCTCAAGTCTGCTTGGCTAGTTTAGACATAAGTTATAGTATTGATTCAAGACCTAACAAAAGCTTATTAGATGAAGAAGATTCAAGCAATCAAATAAAGAATACTAAAATTGTAGATGTAAAAGGGATTGAACTTTTGGAAAGAAAAAAGATAACTGCTGCAGATCGGTTTGGCACTAACACAAAAGATCCGTGGTATCAATTAGATATGGAAGCTCCGAGATATGTTAGGAATCTAAATCCCAAACCAGACTCAAAAAAAGCTCCAGATATGACTGCAGTTTGCGCCGCGATTTATTCTATAAATGAGACAACTGGCAAACTAATTGGCCGCTCGTTACCACAACTAAAAGATAATAAATAATAAGAGGAAAAGTAAATGGGGTTTTGGATATTTGGGGACAGCGATGCTTATTATTTAGATCTACACGAAGCGTGGGTCTTCTCCACCGCCGTCACCATGGATGCCGGCACAGAGAGTACATATTCGACGTCCTATAGCAGTTTGATGTTTTACACTTCTTCAGTTGTAAGTAGAGCAGATTTATATGCCAAGGGGTTTGTAGATAATTTAAAATTCCCAGACTATGCCACGCCATATTGTATCACTAAGACCACAACTTGGGAAAATAAAAAGGTCTATGGTGATGACGCCAGCGACATGGAGTCGCACGCCACGCTCTCCACTTCAGTGGTTAACACATTTTATTACGACATTTTAAATCTACCTAGTTCATCGGTGGGAGTTATGATGTTATATGATGGAGATGTGAGCGAAACTTCGGACTACGAACGTGCGCTAGAATATAATGTTGCAGAAAGTGATGTTTCGGAAACATGGACCAACTATGACTCGATAGATATTGTCCATGATTATATAGATGATAATGGAGACTTTTGGAAAGATTCAACGGGCCGTTCAGCCACGGTCAGCTGGAACGTTGATAACCTTGAGCCTTGGCGCGGCCAAGCCTCATACGCTGAGTCCGAAAAAGGATATTTAACAGAATTATTTGGAACCACCGCCGAGTCCATGCATATTTCGGCCTCCGCAGCAGAAATTTTTCACGACTTCGTAACAGATATTTATAACGCTGCTCCGGTTAGCCGCACAGCCTTCGCGGTAACACCTAATATTGGTCTCCACAACTATAATCTGCAGCCCCTCCAACAAGCCGAATCCGGTGGAGGTACGGTTGGAGGCAATTATACAAGCAGAGAAGAATCCGACACAGCATAATAATGCTAATTAATCAGAGAGAACAATGGCCGATAATATAACACTCACATACTACGATAGTAACCTCTTATCAGGTTCTTCAGATTTATTTCGCAACAGCATGAAAAGCTATTTAAGTATAGTTCCCGATGCGGATGGCGAGACGTATGGCGACGGCGCAGTCAAAGGAGAAATAGAAGTAAGTGCCTACGCCGGCCGGCATGTCAGTCCCAATCTTAGCAGTGCTCTTATAAATCAGTATGAATCCCCAACCGAAGCGATACTTACAGCGACTGATGACACTTTGTTCAACAGTATACAATATTGTGTTTCACTTCGCGGTTGGGATGATTTACTCGATGGCTCCGACTATTTCTCTGATGCTGATAATCCGAGTTATCTCAACATGGAGGACAATGATAAATGGAAAGCCTATGTTGTGGGAGGGAGCTATGGAGAATTGTCTTATCCTGGCGTTGTTGCCATGGGAACATATGATATAAATTCGCTATCAGTTAATACTACATATGATTTGGGTTATGCTAAAGCTTTATCACCAAAAAATTATGCAGCTTATCAAACTCACGAACACACTTATCTTTATAATTATTATCTTCATAAATATGAACAGCATCTTGAGTTAAATAACTCTTCGATAGCCCTTATGCCGAACATATATTTGATGTCTCAAACCGTGTTAAATGTATCGTGTGATATTGAACGTATAGAACCCGAACTATTAAAGTGGTCATATATAGGCGATTGGGAGTCTGTTCCTAAATATATTATAGACGGCGGCCCAACTGTAGATGCAGCCACTTTAACTACATACATAACTGATTTTTTATATGGAGACGCTTTTGAGAGACCGTCCCTTGATTTTTCAGATATAGAACCTACACCTTTTGCCCCAGCCTCTCCTACTGAGTATACCCATGAAAATTATGCTGCAAAGGAATATCTATCATATGTTGATCCATCTGGGGAGTCGATCGGAAACGGATTTACAAACACTGATTTGGCGCCAAATGTAACCTCTTATATATTTAACAATACTAAAAATCTAATTTTCAACAAATATGGTGTTCAACAAACTTTTCCAACGGCCCATTTCGCAGTGCAAAGGATGCCATACGCAACAATCATTGAGTTGCCCAATCTCGCAGCCAGCACCTTCTCGGAAACACTTGTTAGCACTGGATTTGGTGATGTTGTGTTGTGTGAAATAGCAGAGCAATTTGTGAATAATCCTGATATGTTGCCTGCTCAAAGTTTTGTTAGTAAAATATCCGGCGACACATTTGATGATACCGATCCTTCTACAGCGCCAATAGAAACAATTACTCAAATAAACTCTCAAGATTTAAAATATATAGATGTCTCAGAAATGTTAGTGCACTATTCAAACGAGGGCACCCCCCGCCACAATATATTCGGCTCTGCGAATGAAAGTTTTTATTTCATAGGAAGTCAAAATATTGATGATGACTCCCGCGCCCGAAGAGTTAGAGAGATGGCCTCGATTAGTCGTGATAACAACCTCCACTATTATAATAAATTGGCCGCAGATTCTGCAATAGAAGCTCTACAGGTCATCACCGAAGATACAGGCTATTCTTTTTGGAAAGCCGGCCGCTCCGCATCCGGCCTCGTGGAATCCACGGACAACTCCAGATACAACAAGATATTATTATCTGCTATAGAACCAGATTCCTCATCACAGGAAGTGGTGGCCATAAGAATTTTAAAAACGGATGTTGAGACCGGAGAACAACAAAACATTATCATTCAAAATCAGCAAGTATCAAATGATGATCAGGGCGCTTCACAACAGGCTAGCGCAGATATCAATTGGAAATACTATGATACACAAGTGGTCTATGGGAAAACATATACATACGAGATTTATTTGTATGTATTCTCAATGGGCTTTAGGTATTCTTATAGCGATCTGGCAATCTCTAGAACAATTGCTAGCTATGATTCAAGTGACGAACAACAGTGCATTGAATTTTACGATCCATATACCGGAAACTCGAAAGCTTCTCCTATGGAGACAGCCCGTCTAGAGGAACTCGGTGTACAACCTCAAGGCGACACCGGCGACGTAAATCGAACAACGTTATCATCACTACTCACTAGCGGGTATTCAACTACAGCACAAGAAATGGTCGTGGCAACCGCCCAAAAAGGCTGGCCGTACGCCGATTTCTTGGTTACTGTAACACCCACCTTTAAGATCTTCGAGATACCTATAGATAGAAAAGATTTAACAGTTCTTGATCACCCTCCATCAAAAATGGAAATAAGGCCATATCAGACCAAAGATGACTCGCAAACAATCGGACTAATGGGCCGCCTTGAACCACACGTTCCCCATCGATATCCAACGGTCTTTAGCAACGAAGATTTAACCATGTCTGCCAAGTACCTCACATCTAATAATCTTTTAGTAGATGAGGAGATTGAAAATGCTTCTGTGTCAAAATCGCGATTTGTTGAAGTTTACAGAACAGATAAAGAACCAAATAAAATGTCTGACTTTCAAGGAAAGCGGGTTATAAGGCACGACTTAATTGTCGATGGTTATAGAGAGGTGCCAGAACTCCACGAAACAGTTGCAGTATCATCATGTATATTTCATGAAGAAAAGATAGCAACCAATCATAAATTTTATTATGCCATAAGGTATTTAAACGAACACATGGTTCCAGGCCCATGGGAAGATATTCAGGTCATTGAGTTGGTGAATGATGGTGGGTATAAATATCTTGTTCAAGATTCGATTAGGGTAGAAGATTTAAATCAACCTTCACAAGATGCCGATCCTGCGATACAATATAAGAAACTATTTAAACTTGCGCCCAACCCAGAACAAATTTTTCTGAACACTTCCGCTGTTGATTATAACGACACATCGGTAAACCAAATTGAAAATATAGTAGTCGGTACATCGCGCGACTCGATATGGGGAAAAACATTCAAGATTCGTATGACATCTAAGAAGACAGGTAAAAAAGTTGATTTAAATGTTACGTATCATCTAAGGAGCGAATTATAATGTCGTATCAAAACACCGCCGGTACAATTATTTTAGATGCTGTCTTAACCGACACAGGCCGCCGCTATATGTCACAAGGTAAATTTCATATTGAAAAGTTTGCTTTAGGTGACGATGAGGTCGATTATGCCCTTGGCGATCTTGACGGAGTAACCGGTGATGGCTATTATTATCTTTATGGAGACGACGGCTATTACTATACTTCAACAGTCCCGGTTTTCGAAGCGCACGCTACTCCACACTCCGTTATCAATTATGGACTCATGGATCTCCCAAGACAAGATATAATATTATTGCCAAGTTATAAGATAAACACAAAAATTGATAATAGCACAGCTTTGTGGAACAATGAGGTTGTATTACTGTCAGTAAATGAAGAAACAACCAAAAAATTAAAACTTTATGTCGATATTACTAAAGAAGTTATACAAAATAATGAAGTATATGGTAATATGGTTATATTAGAGTCCGGAATTCCACATACTGACGAATTCGAAATTGTTGGCACTAAACACAATAGAGACAATTTCATTTATAATATGAATTTGTTTGACGATTGCGTGTTTGTCCACTGTAATGGAAACTTTATAGATAATGTACTTTCCAACAACGCTAACGCCGAGGTTAACAATGATACGTCGGGCAACTTATATGAGAATTTATCGCCACTTGGAACAAGAATAAAGACTAGTTTAAACGAATATTTAAAAGAATATGATACTTATTATTGTAGAGCCGTTAAAAATGACTTGTTTAGTTTTGATGGAAATGAATATTATGACGCACCAGTTGCATTGAACGCAGCAGATGAATTATCAATGTTTGAAGGTCCCAGATCTTCGATTTTGTCTTTAAACTTTAAAATAAACCAAAAGATGCTCTCAACCTCCAATGGTGAACCAGACGTGAGATATACTTTGTTTGGCAAAACTTCACAAGTTCTTTTTCCAACTTCGACTTCCGGGGGTCTCGCCGACAGATTTGATTATGTTGATACTCCAGTTGTAGTCGAGGGTCTCGCAACAGCAAAGAAAATTAGGTTTACACTGAGAATTATAAGGTACGCGGGCGAATAATTAAATGGACAACAAAAAAAATATCAACTATTTATATGAGGAGAAACAAATAAATGGCCTTTTTAGATAACTCTGGCGACATCATTTTAGATGCGGTCTTAACAAAGAAGGGTCGTGCCGCACTTAGTTCGGGCACCGGCCTTAACATATCCCAGTTTTCACTTGGGGATGATGAAATAAACTATGGTTTATATGACAAGAACCACCCAAGTGGTTCAGCTTACTATGATTTGGAAATTTTACAAACGCCCGTCTTGGAAAGCTTTACAGATATTAATGCAAATATTAATTATGGCCTCCTAACTTTTACTCGCAACGATATTCTCTACATGCCAGAAATGTATAGATTAGAAAAAACAGCAGTATCAGATCTCGGAATATTGTATACTTACTTGGATAAGTATTGGATTGCTGTCAATCAAGAAACTTATGACGCCCTGTTAACAACTAGTTCGCCATTCGATGGCACTAATAAGACGACAAAGGGCGGATCCGCCGGCACAAAAGCAATATATTTGGAAACAGGCTTTGATTCGACCGCACTAGATAAAACAGCGGAAGGAAGAACTTCAGCAATATCAGATTCTGACGGCCTTGTTGATTCTTCGTACACAGTGTCGGTAGATGGTAGATTTATAAATAATGTGTATGGTTTAAGTTCCGGCGCCTCTGCGTACGCTAATAGTGACTCGGGAACAGCACCAACATCCCCAGTGGCATCTTCGGTCACAACAGGGGCTTCTACACGTACCTCCTCGGGTACCCGCCTACACTATAAGAATTATACAGTGCAGTCCTCGCCAAATCAAATATATATATCTTCAGAGGGCGATTATAACGATTATACAAAAATCAGAGGCCCCGGAGCGTCTGTAACACTTTTCAGGCCCGCAGTTGAGAGTGTATTACAAACTCAAATGGCCGGCCTCCGTTCAACCAAATATAGCGATTATGGAAAGACTGGTAAAGCTATATCTGGGATTGGAGGAGGAAAAACCTTCGATTACATCGATACGATGGTTCACATCACCGGGAACACTTCTGGTGTTACCCTATCAATACCAGTCAGAATTGTTAGAAGAGCTACTTAGGAGTTAAAGATGCCAAGAAATTATTTAGATGTCACAGACACTACTGAAACCAGAACCTTACTTCATGAGGTTCTTCCGCTTACTGGTACTATAGTTAGTGGAACTTATGGAGCATTTCGTTCAGAAAGAAACGTTAAAGACTATACGCACGGCCAATTTCAATCTGTGTATGATTATCCATATTTGAGTTCTTCCGCAAACCATATTCTTGATATAACTGTAGGGTACGATGAATCATCATACCTTTCGTCAAGCTTGAGACGTGTTATGCAGAAGAAAAAGATAAACATGTACAACCAGTTCGCGCAACTTTTACTTGGTTATACTGGCTCAACTGCCGATGGTATTCGTAGATTTGAGGGCGATCTGAACAGCGACGGCGCAGGGCTTATGAAGGAGTGCTTCTTTATTAGTTTCTCAAGGCTTCTAACAAAAGACCAAGTCAAGAAAGGCTCTTTCTCGATGACTCTCGGAACAGGATCTTGGGACAAACCGTTTATGACAAGCGGTAGTGCCGTTAAAGCCAGAATATTATCTGATGTGTCTGCATCAACTGATAGCTCTAATGTGGGCATTTGTGATGGCGGAGAATACGGACTCTTATACGATAGTGGCGACGTCAAGAAGTCGTCAACAGTTCACGGCCTTGTATTTTATCAAGCGGGAATTGTAGTGCTTTCCTCTTCTGCATTTACGTCAGCCAGCGCAGCGGATTGGGGTGATCCTCGCGTTGCTGCAGAGTTTGCAACTAATAAGGGCCACTATGCAGGAAATCTTAGTGTTGCAGACACATTTAGAAGCGCTTCAATTTCAGCCTCTTGTGACGCTTTACGGCATAGAATTAAAAACATTTCGTTCAACAATACAACTGAAATCAATTCAAAGATATATTTCTGTCGTGTACCACATAACAGATTTAACTATAGTGCAAATCCAACCTACACTAGCGGCAGTAAAATTGTTGTTAAGAACGACGCAGCAGATCATCCGGTGTCATACATCACCACAGTTGGCTTATATAATGGAAGCGGCGAGCTTCTCGCAGTAGCTAAACTATCAGAACCTCTTAGGAAAGATCCCACTAACGATGTTACCATCCGAGTCCGCTTAGACTATTGAGATGGTAAAAGTATGGCATTTAAGAAATTTAAAAAGCACGAAGTTTTAACAAACACTATGCGCTCGTTTCCGAGCGTGGACTTTTTTATTTACAACGGAAAGGTTTATTATAACCAAATGCCAGATCTCCCTGGCGTTCGTCCACCATGGCATGACGGCTCCGCTGTTGCTCATAAAGTTAGGAACGTTCCAGCCGGTTATATAAACTTGTATGAATATAATATTGACCGCGGCGAACACACGACCGGTCGCTATGTCGGTCTCGACCCTTCTATACCTGACAATAATATGATCTATCCATGGATCTCAAAAGATTCCGCTGGTTCAAGTTTTAAGACTGTTGGAGAAGTGTCCTACGCAACCGAGTTCGATGTTGGAGATATCATCCGATCAGAGTACCCATTATCAGCCTCGATTACAAGTCAGTATATTGGATTACCCTCTTCTTCTCTCGACGTAGATGGAGACGACGAAACCGGCAAGGGCATATATAGCGCATCGTATATGGCACTCAAAAACAGATTGAATTATTTGGGAGCAAGAAGCGAACATTATCTGGTATCTTCATCACTATTTCCGCGGACCAAAAACGAAGCTCCGCTAAATATAATACATATACCATCTATTTTTTATGGTTCTCGAATCGAGCCTGGAACGGTGTCACTTAAGTGGTATTTTACTGGTTCATTAGCCGGAGAATTAAGAGACAAGAATCAAAACGGAGAATTGATACAAGTAACCTCATCAGACTCCCCACTCTACAATGGTAAAGTAGCGGGCGTTGTAATGTATGATGAGGGGTTCATCTTGTTAACAGGCTCGTGGAAGTTGAATAACAAATCTATTCACATGCACTCTGCTGCCCGCGGCCGAGCCGCGTTGTCCGACGCTCCTCGCTGGAAGTATTTTGCTGCCGGCGCGAACGACGGCAACAACACAAGCGACACCGGCGCAACATTCAACTCGGCGTCTTTTGCAATGTCATTTAAAGGCCGCACAGAAACCCAGGTGCTAACAATGTTCGCTCACGCAAAACGAGGGGAAGTTAATTATTCTAACAATCCAACATTTATTAAAAAAGGCCAAGAATTAATTTTTAAGACATCCTCCACGGTATATCATGAGAATGATGAGGTAGAACTGGTGAATTTCGTAAGCTCAAGTTACCTCAAGCACTCTGCCTCTTTTAAAAGGCAAGTCTATATCTCTAAAGTGGCGATATATGACAAAAGCAAGAATCTGATAGGAGTCGCTACGCTAGGTTCTCCAGTATTAAAAGAAGAAAATCAGGACTATACATTCAAACTCAAGTTGGATATATGAAAATACCAATAAAGATTATAGCCCCCAAATTTCTAAAGACAATATCATGGGTTGTAGATATATCTGCTATAACGCTATATCCGTTTATCGTAAGCAGAGAAGTAATGTCTGATGATGTATTAAACCATGAAAGTATACACATCGTTCAACAAAAAGAACTTTTTGTGGTATTCTTTTATATGTTGTATGCCTGGGATTGGATTGTCGGATTAATAAAATACCGCGACAAACAGAAGGCTTATTTCCGAATTAGATTCGAACAAGAAGCTTATGACCAAATGTGTACAGAAGAATATTTAGCGAAAAGAAAAAAGTTTAGTTGGCGAAACTACAAGGTTTAAAATGGTTATTGGGTTTGATATTAGTACCAGTATAACTGGTGTTGCATTAATTGCGGAAGGCGAGTTAATTTATTATGATTCGTTTGATCTTAGAAAATATAAAGATGTGTTTGAAAAAACAGTAGCTTTTAAAGAGAAATTGTTAGATCTATATGAAATGTATCAGTTGGATAACGAAGTTCATTTTGGCAATTCTGATTATCCGATAGAACATATTTATATCGAACAATCGCTCCATATGTTTATGGGCGGCAAGTCGTCGGCTAAAACTCTCTCAACACTCACCCGATTTAATGGCATAGCATCATGGCTTATTTATGAATTGTTTGAAATCAAGCCAAAGTTTATTGGAGCCTCATCCGCTAGAAAACATGCCGGCATTAAAGTCCCAAGAGGCCAGAAAGCAAAACAGGTTGCGCTAGAACATCTTCTTAAAAACGAACCAGCATTTAAGATAGAATATACAAGATATGGTAATCCAAAGCCAGAAAGCTATGACCGCGCCGATGCTATTGTTGTAGCTAAAGCCGGCTATAACTTGGAACAAAATAATTAAGAAAAAAGCTTGACATTATTTCAAAAAGGGTTATATTTATAAGACGAACAGAGTATTGTACCTGTTCGTCATTTTATACTAACAATGATAAAAAGGAGAAATAAAATGCCAAATCTTATTCGTAGAGGCGCCCAACCCGCGCGCCAAATTTCAAAGCGGGAATTCCTGACTCCATTTGATGAAATATTCAATAACTTGATGGGAGATATGTTTCCAACATTCCATCAGGAGTTCGGACAAGACTTTTTTGTACAAGGATCATATCCAAAGTGCAATGTATTGAATTTTGATGATCGCGTTGAAATTGAAGCCGCAATTCCGGGGCTTACAAAAGAAGACGTATCTGTTGAGGTTGTGGACGGCGTACTTACGATCAAGGCCGAGAGCAACCAACGTGCCAATGTTGAAGATTCGCAATATGTTAAGCGAGAAGTTAAACGCTCCGCATTCGCACGCTCCTTCCGCCTCGGGGATAATCTGGTGGAAAGAGACATCTCAGGCGCGTTTGAAAATGGAATCTTAACTATCACACTTCCGAAGGTTCAGCCTACGAACATTGAACCCGCTGTGCACAAGATTGAGATTCGCTGAAATCAAGCCCCCCTGCAATGGGGGGCATTTTCTACTTGACATGTGTAGGATTACATGTTACTATAATTAAGATGATCTTTCATCATACCTAGGAGATAAAATGAAAGTAACAACCGGACACAATGTTAGTGTCCATTACAAAGGTACCCTCTCGGATGGTACCGAATTTGATAATTCGAGAACACGCGGAACTGCAATTAACTTTGAAGTTGGATCACCCCGGATGATTCGTGGCTTTAATGATGCGGTTGTGGGAATGGCTGTCGGAGAGACTAAATCGGTCACTCTAGAGCCGGATGCCGCATATGGCCCACGCAACGAGAATGCCTTCCAGAAGGTACCTCGGGAAGCCTTTGGTCCAGATTTTGAGTTTCGTGTCGGAGGGACTATTCAAGGAAACGGCCCAGCAGGCCCATTCTTGGCAAAGATCTTCGAACTTCAGGACGATCATGTGGTTCTTGATATGAACCATCCATTGGCCGGCCAACATCTTAGCTTTGAGATCGAGGTTGTCTCGGTCGATGGTGGAGAAGTTTCGGTAACCAGCGGAACATGGACTCCGAAGATGAAGAAAGCCCAACTTCTTGAATTCGCTCGCGAGCGTGGATTGGACGTCAATACACGTACGACTAAGAAGCAACTTATCGCTGCCCTTCAGGGATAATAGAATACAAATAATAACAAGCCCTCGGTAAACGAGGGCTTGTTTTGTTTTGAGTGAACTATATAGAGTATTATATAATAAGGAGAATTATAAAATGGCCGTTACCGTTACCAATCAAACAAGTCCACTGGGCAGCAAAATTGTTCAAGACAACAGCTGCGGAGCCGACGCGGGAAGCAGCGCTGTCGCCGCGACCGACAATGCAACCGGTGCTGCCGGCACGCTTTATCTGGTAGAAATTGACAATTCTTCTTACTCAACTGATATATTTTTTAAATTAGCCGACACTACAAACGCCACGGCAGGCACAACAGCAGCGTCGATGGTTTTGCTCTGCCCTGCGAGTTCTAAGCGTAGTTATGTGTTCCCAGAAGGAATTGTATTTGATAACGGCTTTAGCCACTGGTGTACAACCGGAGCAGCCGAAGGTTCGACCGCAGTGTTAGCCACACCGGCAACCGTCAGATACGTAACTACTTGATAGCAAAAACTTCTTGACATCACTTATGGATTGTGTTACCTTATAAATGAGGGTGGCACATGAACAGAAAAGAAGCAAAGAAGATCCTGTATGAAACGCTTGGGCACTACTCAGACAAAGGCAACGAATTACTTTTCGCGTGTCCGGCATGCAATCACCACAAGCGTAAGTTCTCAGTTAACTTGGATAAAAATGCTTATAAGTGTTGGGTTTGCGATTATCGCGGTCGTAATATTAGGCGTGTTGTTAGGCGTTTTGGTTCGTATACACAACTACAGAAATGGGACGCAATTACAAACCGGTCAGATCTTGAAAGATTTGCTGACCTCTTTATGGCACCAGAGTCTGGAGAAAGCCCGCAGAAACTCGAACTCCCGTCAGAATTCGTAAGCCTTTGTCACAGCAACATACCCGCCACGGGCTTATATGCTTTGCGCTATTTAGAATCCCGCGGCATTACGAAAGACGATATCATACGATGGAAGATAGGATATTGCTTCAGCGGCGAATATAGAAATAGAATTATTTTTCCGTCCTTTGATAATGACGGCGATGTGAATTACTTTGTTGGTCGATCATATTCCGGAGATTCTTATAAATATAAAAACCCCAAAGCTTCGAAGAATATAATTTTTAACCACCTATATATCGACTGGAATAAAGATTTAACCATAGTAGAGGGAATTTTTGATGCACTGGTCGCAGGAAACGCTGTTCCTATATTGGGTTCAACATTACGGTCTGACTCCGAACTTATACGAGAAATCGTTAAAAACGACACCCCAGTCTTCATTGCCCTCGACCCAGATGCCGCAGACAAAGAGCGTCGGGTTATTAAGACGTTGCTTAAATATGATATCGAACTTTATAAGATCGATGTCGCCGGATACGAAGATGTAGGTTCGATGCCAAAGAGCATATTTGAAGAAAGAAAAAACAATGCTGTATTTATCGATAACGACGACTATTTATTATTAGATTTATTATCGGCAATATAGGAGAAGATAGTATGAAAGTCGCGCGCTCAGAACTTAAAAAAATAATCAAAGAAGAATTAGAAGCAGCCTTATCTGAAGACAACCCAGCATCCGGCGAGAATCCACAGGCGATCGCTGATGTTGCCGACGCATTAGGCCAATCAGAAGTTGTTATGAACACGGTACAACAGTTATCACAGGACCCTGAATTGGCAGCAATATTGGCGGCTGCTATGGAAGAGGGTAACCTAGGCGAAACTTATGATCGCTCCGCCCAAGATTTAAACACAGCAAAAACTGCGATGATAGGTGGCGGAACAATAGCTATCGCCAGCCTTATTGCCTCTTCTCCCACTTCTGTTTTTGCTGTAGAGTTCTTGCCATGGCTGGCTGCTAACCCAGCAGCTGCAGCACTGGGGATAGTGGGCGGCCCGCTGTTGATGGCTCTTGGAGTATTGATCGCGAAGAACGCCCTTAACAACACTAAGTAAAGTAATAAGAATATGAAAATCACAAAACAACAACTTAAACAGATCATTAAAGAAGAGATTGGAAAGGTTTTGAACGAACGTGAGGTATTTACTTATAGCGGAGATGCACAAGAGCTTATCGATTATGCAAAGTCTCTGGGTTGGGAATTTATTGAAGATAATTATGTCGATGCCGATGATTATATTGATTGGGACAAAGCGATGGGCGAAGCCACCGCGTTTCTGAAAGATAAAGAAGTTGAAATAGAATATAATTAAGGAAAAATAAAATGAAAATCACAAAACAACAACTTACACAACTGCTTAAAGAAGAGATTCGAAATATTATAGAAGAGGGCCACGGCGCGCATTTATCAATGATGCCCGCCGCAAAGACAATGTCCTCTCACGGTATAGCATCGCGTCCAGAGTCTGTTAGAGCAGAACTTATGAAACTGGTTGTCGACTTGGACCCCCAGGACCCAGAAGAGCTACAACAGCTGGCTAATATGGTCGCTAGTTTAATGGATGCCTCACAAGAAAACATTGAAGGCGATTATGGTCTTGAAGAAGGCGCCGAATTAAAGATCCCAGTCGAAAGATACGATGCATTCAAAAGAAAGATCGAACAGTGGGGTATGTTGTTTAACAAATTTACCGGATATACAGCAGATTTGGATCTTCAGTCGTTTGATCGAAAAACTGAGGGACGTAGAATACGTAGAATGGCTGTCAAGCTTGATCAAGAATTGTTCAAGATTATGAAAGAATTCGACTTAGATTATAAGGACTATGAAGATGAGCGCCACGCGCAGCGTCAAAAGCTCGATAGGTTTGATGGCGATAACGAATTCTTTTTAGAAGAAAAAGAAGAAGATGAAGAACACGTGTGACCACAAAAACAAGCACTCAGTTTGAGTGTTGGGAGATAAAAATGAAGATCACAAAAGAACAACTTAGAAAAATTATTATGGAAGAAGTTGCTTCTGAGGGTATTGTTGATACAGACATCGGCGGCCATGGCGATGAAGCAATCGTCACCGGACCAGAAGGAGACGCTTCTGAGCATGCTCAGGCAGGTGCTCGCCTTAAGGATGTTATTCTGTATCTCGAAGGGAATGACAGAGCCGACTTGGCAGAGCCACTCCGCAAGATTCAAGAAATGATCGACGCACTTAGATAAAAAAACACTTGACATCCCTCATTAAACGAGATATACTTGTATAGTAGAAGCACACTTATGTCTGGAGGGACCATTGAAATTTGCACATATTAGCGACACTCATATCAAAAATTTGAAGTATCATTATGAATACAGAATTGTTTTTGAGCAGTTATACAAAACCTTACGAGAACAAGAAGTTGATTACATTGTTCACTGCGGAGACATTGCACACACGAAGACACAAATCTCACCTGAGTTTGTCGAGATGTGTTCTGACTTCTTTCGCAGTTTAGCAGAGATTGCACCAACATATATTATCTTGGGCAACCACGACGGCAATCTAAAGAATAGTAGCCGCCAAGATGCGCTTACACCCATCGTAGATGCGTTAAACCTTCCTAGGCTGCACTTGCTCAAGGACTCAGGAGAAACGCATCTAAATGATGACTTCTGTTTGAATGTTCTGTCGGTCTTTGATCGAGAACAGTGGCTAAAGCCAAGTAATCCGGATAAGATCAACATTGCTCTTTACCACGGCTCTATTAGTCGCTGTAAAACAGACACTAACTGGACAATGAGTTTTGGCGAAGACGAGATCACAATCTTTGATGATTTTGATTTTGCAATGCTTGGCGATATTCACAGGCGCCAATTCTTAGATGACGCCGGCCGCATTTGGTATGCCGGCTCAACGGTCCAACAGAATCACGGTGAAACTAACGACAAGGGCATTCTTATATGGGATATTAAATCAAAGGATGAGTGGGATATTGAACCGATTGTGTTACAAAACCCCAAACCCTTTTTCACTATCCCGTTGACACTCCGCGGCCGCATGCCAAGAAAAATTGAAGTACCAGAAAACGCGCGCCTTCGTTTAGTCAGCACTAACAACTTGCCGCTCAATGTAATGAAGCGAGCAATGGATATTGCTAAGTCTAGATTCAAGCCCGAATCTATATCGTTTTTAAATCGCGCTAGCGGTGAACGCGGAAATGTAGAAGAAATCACAGACGGCCTCAAGACTGAAAACTTGCGAGACCCAAAGATCCAAGAAGAGCTTATTTCAGAGTACCTTAAAGACCATCAGGTGCCCTCTGACACTATGGAAAAAGTTTATGAGTTAAATCGTACTTACAACAAAATCATCGAAGAGAAAGAAGAAGTCTCGCGCAATGTTAATTGGAAGCTAACAAATTTTGAGTTTGATAATCTTTTTAATTATGGTGAAGACAATGCTGTCAATTTTAGTTCTCTTAATGGTATTATTGGGATTTTCGGAAAAAACTTTAGCGGTAAAAGTTCCATTATTGACGCTGCTCTTTATACTTTATTTAATACAACTTCAAAAAATGAACGAAAGAACCTCAATGTCATCAATCAGAATAGAGACCTCGGTAGAGGTAAACTAACAATTGAGTGTAATAATAAAACATATACCATTGAAAGAGAATCAAAGAAATATGTCAAGCGTTTGAAGGGGGAAGAAACCTTAGAAGCTAAAACAGATCTCAACTTCGAAGTATACGATCCGCTTACGGATGAGACGGTTTCACTTAATGGGACCACACGCAATCAGACAGATGCAAATATTCGTAAGCACTTTGGCACTATGGACGACTTTATGGTATCTTCGTTGGCTTCACAGCACGGCTCATTGGCCTTCATTGACGAAGGTTCCACCCGCCGAAAAGAAATTATTGCAAAGTTTTTAGATTTGGAGATTTTTGAAAAGAAATTTAAAATGGCCAAAGATGACTCTATCGAAGCCAAGGTTCTAATTAAGAAGCACCAAAATCGAGATTATGGCGAAGAAATAGAAGAATCGAAGTTAGCCCTGCTACAGCAAGTACAAAAGTCTGAAAACAATAAGACGGTCTGTGAGTTGCTCAAAAATAAGATCGAAGCAACAAAGACGTCCCTAACCTTGGTTGACGAACAGATCTCAACGATTCCAGCAGAACTTATCGACATTAGAAATGTAAGAGAACAACAAAAAAGTAAATCTCGTATGCTGGTCTCCTTGGCTAGCACGATCTCTGAACAAAACACTATAGCAAAGCTAAAACAGATCAAAATAATTAATTTGAATAAGATTTTAGAATCTGTAGATTTAGAGAAATTATTAAAAGATAAGTCTACGATCGACAAAGTAAAGCAAAACATATCTCTTTTGAATCGCAGCATAGGCGAAGCGGACAAAAAGATTAAAATGCTGAAGGATCACAAGTACGATCCAGATTGTAAATATTGCAGCGAGAACACCTTTGTTAAAGATGCTCATGCCGCGTCTAAAGATAGAAAAAACGATGTTACCACATTAAAGACGACAGAGAACAAGCTTGATGAACTTAAGCCAGAACAGAACAAAAGCAATCTAATAAGGTATGAATCAATTGCTTCCGAGTTGTCGGTTGCTGAAAAGGAGTTGTCTAATATTAAGCTCGCTAGAGAAAGAAATAAGAATTCTTTAACCAGAACAGAGCTTGAATTAAGAGAGATCACAGAGTTAATTAAAAAATATGATGACAACAAAGATGCAATCGAAAACCTTGAAGAACTTATGACAATGCGAACCGATTTCAATAAACAGATCGGCACCCTATCAAGTGAACTTGAATCTTGCGAGTCCGACACTCTTGAGGTTGTAAAAATGATAGGTTCTTGTGAGCAGAAGATAGAAACCTTGCAAGAACAGAAAAAAGAATATGTCGACTTACAAAATTCATATGCAGCCTACGATCTGTTTATGCAAGCTATGCATCCTAATGGAATAGCATACGATGTAATCAAAAAGAAGATACCAGTGATCAATCAAGAAATTGCTAAAGTGCTAGCAAATATTGTGGATTTTGAGATTTTCTTTGAAAGTTTCGGAAATAAGTTTGATATTTTTATTAAACACCCGCTTTATGATGAGCGCCCGATTGAAATGGCGTCAGGGGCGGAGAAGACGATGGCGGCCATGGCCATCCGGTTATCGCTCTTAAGTGTCTCTTCTCTTCCAAAATCGGATGTGTTTATCCTTGACGAACCCGGGACAGCATTAGATGAAGAAAATATGGAGGGATTTATTCGTATCTTGGAACTAATTAAAGTGTATTTCAAGAATGTCTTACTTATCTCACACCTTGATTCGCTCAAAGACTGTGTTGATATGCAAGTCGTAATCGAAAAGAAAGACGGATATGCAAGAGTAAACCAGTAGGAGATTGCACGATATGAAATTACTAATGGAAAACTGGAAAAAGTTCGTAAACGAAGATATAGAAACAGAAGAACAAGCAGCACAATGGTTAGCACAGAACATTGCACCACTTATTGATGCAGCAGATGCTGGTAATTTTAATCAACCCTTAGCGCAACTAGTTGCAAAATTAAACACGCCTGAAGGCGCAAGCCCAGCAGTAAGGGCGCTTCTTAAACTTGGTGACGAAGATGCAAAGCCTTCTGACGAGGTAATCAAAGTTGCTATGGGGCAAACTATTCCCGCACCTCAACTAGTGCCAACTCAGGGCGTCATCGATTTGTTTAAGTCTGTAGGTTTTAATGGTTCTAATGCTAAAGGCTTGCAAGCTGTTATCGCTGGTACTTCGGCCGCTCCACCTATTCTTGTAGCCGGAAACGGTGGTACATATTATATTATTGATGGTCACCATAGGTGGTCCGGCGCAACTGTTTTTAACACCAATTGTAAAATTCCTGCCAATGTAATTGTAATGGATCCAGGCAAAGCGCTTTTAGTTAGCCAATTGGCAATTGCAGCATATCTTGGCGCCGGCAAAGCGATCCCGTCAGCATCAGCTAAGAAAGGCCGAAGCATTATCGGATCAAGTGCGATGGATAGAGAACAAGTTGAGCAAGCACTTTTATCCAATGTTGGAAAAGTTATGGACCCTAAATCGGGTGGCAGCTTTATGAACCCTAAAGTTATAGCGGTTATAGGAAACACAGGATATGGACAGGGAACAGGTGGCAAACCTGTCAAGGGCTTCCAAGGTTCGGCTCCCGAAGAGGAAGCAGAACAAGTTCAAGAATTGACCACACCTGGCGGCAAACTTGGCAAGAGAAAGGAAAGGCTTGTAGTCGGAGCTTGTGCTGAGATTGCTGACAACTGCGGCGCCCTCGCACAAAAGTATTCTAGCGAAGGCCCACCAAGAGAAATCATGCCACAGTTTGATCCAGATAAGGGTGGCCCAGATTTCAGTGCAGTTAAAGATGATTTTGCTGGTGGTAAGTTAAACTTTGCACCTACATTTACTAGAGCCAAAAAGGCCGCAGAATAAGGAATAAACAATGTCAGACGAGAACGACAACAAAAACGAATTTGATTTTCTGCCTCCCGCAGAACCACCACCCTCCTTTAATCAGGAGAAAGACCACTATCACGAACAGGTAGATGCTGAAGATTTCGGTATGGTAGAAGACTTTGGACTCCAGATGGAATACTCTGATGAAGACCTCTTGCCAGAAAACACAGCGCCCTCTTCAATTAATGTGGGCTTTGTTGGCGTCGGCGGTGGAGGCAACAAAATGGCGAATGCGTTTATTGAACTAGGTTTCAATAAGACGCTACTCGTAAACACAACTGGAAAAGATATTCCGAAGAACGTTGAAGAGGATCACGTCGTTTTAATTCCCGATTCTGATGGAATCGGCAAAAATGTAGAATATGGAAAAGAGGTATTAAGTCAAAATGGTGCAATTATTGAAGATGCTCTCCGCATCAAACTCGGTAAAGTTGATTGGTTATTCGTCCTTGCTGGTGGCGGCGGCGGTACCGGTAGCTCTGTCACTGCTCTTCAGCCTGTCTTTGAGCGTTACTTACGCTCTGTTCAAGCGAGCGGCCGCGTCGTTTATGTAGTTTCATGGCCAACTGCGCAAGAAAACCTTAACCCCACAATCGCTCGTAATGCGTTGACGCTGGCAAATGATGTTGCCGCGCATCCGCACATTGTTCTTGACAACGAACGAGCCACTCGCTTACTTCGCGGCAGAATTGGC